TCATAAAATAAATGAACTGATTGCCTGCCCAATTCTTACAATATCACTATTCCCGGTAAATTCGAATTTTACTGACCCAATACTGCTGAACCACATTTCTAATTCGCTATCCATATCAAAAACCCCGGATGTTTCAACAGAGAACGCTTGAATTTTGGAATATGGAAGAGAAGTGTAATCCTTTTTCTTTCCAGTCATTCCTTGTACATTTACTGCAATTACGCGTTTGTTTGTAAATGTAACGGAATCTCGGATTCCTTTGTAACTCCCGATTACGGTTTCGCCGGGAATGAGAAGCGGTTCCACTTCCTTTCCAGAGCCGTCTGATTTTTTTAGTTTAAATACACTGCCATTTTCAAAATCTATCATAGATTTTCCTCCTTTTCATTTTGGATTTCATGATATACAAACAGGCTTATTGCAACAATACTCTTGTGTGACAGCTAATATATTTCAATCACAGCCAAGTTAGGCTCAAAATAAATGACATAGTTGTCCAGTGTAGTGAATACGCCATATTTGGAACGGTATTTTTCAACAGCTTCCATAAGAAATTCCTGAGATACGTCTAAATATTCAGACATTTCCATGAAACTACGGCATCCATGTTTGTAGGAGTTTATAATGCCGTTTAATCCAATCAATTTATTGTAAGCCCAAAGCCGGGCACGTTGTTCCTGCTTGCGGTTTTGAATATTGTCCTGATTCAGGATATTTCCAACAGTTGTGTAATAATGTCCTAATTCTTCAGCAAGAACGCACTTTTTTTCTGTTGTTGTCAACGTATTTTTAATAGCTATTTTGTTTCCTTTAATTCTGCCGTCATAGGCTTGTAAAGGCTTTTCTTTTGTGATTAAATGATTGTTGTCTGCTTCTATGAGCAGTTCTGTGTAATCCATACATGTCACCCCATATGTATTATTAATTTATCCCCATGATTAAAAGTTTTCATCATTCATAATATCTTCGTCATGTTGTTTCATTACCTCAGTTACTTCTATGTTGACGCTTTCATGTGCAGCGTCTGGAAGAAGGTGCTCCATAGGGATACGTTCTTTTGTATGGGTCAATTCCCCGTTCTTGGCTGATGAAATAGCTTTCGTATCCTTAGACGCCAGCTTGTGTGAGCGTTTCCATTCTTCATTTAAAGTAAAATCTACCATTTTCTTTCCATGAGTATCTAAATTACGATATTTTTTTATTAATTGTTTCTCTTTGGTAGAAAAATCTTCTTGGGAAGATTTTAATAAATAGTTAGGAGTGATGTTCAATGCATCACAAAGCAATTCGATTGTGTCTGGATCGGGTTTGTTCTTATTGTTTTCCCAATCACTAACAGAATTATGTTTCGCGCCGATTGCATCAGCAAGTTGTTTTTGCGTTAAATTTTGTGCTTTACGGCATTCTTTAATTTTTTCTCCGAAGGTCATTTCCATTATTTTGTACCTCCTATGTTTAGATTATATCATGCCATTTCTATATTGTAAATCAAAAATTCGAAAATATCGAAACTACATATTGACTTTTCGATAAAAACGATATAATATAATATAAATTTCGAATAAATCGAAATAGATAGGATTCTGAAAGGAATTGGGTGGATACATGGATAAAAAGAAAACATAGTAAAATTCAAAAATATAACAGGAGGAATGGATAGGTTTTGGATAAAAAAATATTATCGGATTACATGGACGCCTGTGAAATGGTAAAAGAGACAGAGTTAGAAATTAGAAAACTGAAACAAAAGAAAACAAAAATGGTGGAGGTGGTTGTGAAAGGAAGCAATTCAAATTTTCCATATCAGCCCCAAAATTTCCATATTTCAGGAACAGAATTGGGACATGTGAATCAAAGGAATCTGCATCGAAAAGAAAAAGTGTTGGAAGAGCGGAAGGAAAAAGCAGAAGACATAAAAATGCAGACAGAGGAATGGCTGAATAGTATCCCAGTTCGGATGCAGAGAATTATAAAATATAAAATTTTTGAGGGAGATTCATGGGAAGAAACGGCAAGAAGGATTGGAAGGAATGCAACTGGAGACAGCGTAAAGAAAGAGTATCAGAGATTTATGAAAGAAAAATAAAAGTTTGTCCCGAATGTCCCAAATGTCCCGAACTGGTGTGCTAATATGCTAATAAGTCGTGGAAGCAAAACACGACAAAATAGGTAGCAATGTATACCGCCTTTCCAGTACCGCAGGCGAAAAAGAACGGGATATTACCGGACACAACCGGGCAACAAGTGAAGAGGAAGGAGGAAGTCAATGAAAAAGGAAGAATTTATAGCCCTTGGCATCAGAGAAGAGCTGGCTGAAAAAGCGGCAAAAGCATCCAAAAAGGAACTGGAAAAATAGTCACAGAGATGCTGGAAAATGAGATTGAAAAACTGTTAAGAGGTATTTTGCCATGATAAATGAAATCATTGAAGCTATCCGTACTACCCTAAGCGCTGAATTTGGTGACCATTATGAAATTCACATGGAGGAAATTCAACAAGATTTAACAAGGCCGTATTTCTTTATTTCCTGTATAAACCCCACATCCAGATTGTTCCTGGGAAATCGGGATTTCAGAGAAAACATGTTTTGCCTCCAATATTTCCCAGAACAGAAGGGGCATGACAAGAGGGAGCGCTATGATGTTGCGGAACGCCTTTTCCAGTGCCTGGAATCCCTGGACGTTGGCGGAACATTGATCAAGGGAACCAAGAGAAAATGTGAATTTGTAAATGGAATCTTGAACTTTTTTGTAAATTATGATGTGTATGTTGAAAAGGCAGTATCCCTTCCAACCATGGAAGAATTGGAGGGAAATATCAAGGCGAAAGGCAGGTGAGAAGATGGCGGTGAAAAGTAAAGCATTAGAAAAACCAGAAGGCGCAAAATTCGGGAAATCGGAAAGAACAGAAAATTTGTTTACGAAAGAGCAGTTGCTGAACTCGGAACGGTTTCAGAACAGGAAAGACATTATAAATGCTCTTTTAGAGTCGGATAAGCATTATACGGTGAAGCAAACAGAACAGATGATAGAAAATTATATGAAAGGAAAGGTGAAATAAGGATGTCTTTAGGAGGCGGTACATTTACAACTCAAAACAAAGCGCTCCCAGGCGCATATGTGAATTTTATTTCGGCAGCTTCAGCCAATGCTGCATTGTCTGAGCGGGGGATTGCAACCATGCCCCTGGAGCTGGACTGGGGAATCTCTGGAGAAGTGTTTGAAGTGAGCAGTGATGATTTACGGGAAAACAGTATGGAAATCTTTGGTTATGATTATACCCATGAAAAAATGAAGGGGTTAAGAGATTTATTTTTAAACATTCGGACTTTTTATGGATATAGGCTGAATGGAAATGGCACAAAGGCGTCGAATGATTATGCGGAGGCTCTCTATAGTGGAGTACGTGGAAATGATCTGAAAATCATTATTCAGGTAAATGCGGATGACGAAACCATGTTTGATGTGAAAACTATGCTTGACGTTGCAGTTGTCGATGAGCAAAAAGTTGCAAAAGCAGAAGATTTAACGGCCAATAAATATGTGAAATGGAAGACGGATGCGGTGTTAGAGGCGTCTGCGGCAGTTCCATTGACGGGAGGTGCAAATGGCACGGTAGAAGGAGCTGCTTATCAGGAATATCTTGATAAGATGGAAGGGTATACTTTCCACACAATGGGATTGACGGTGGAAGATGATGTTACAAAATCCCTGTTTGTTTCTTATGTGAAACGAATGAGAGATGAAATTGGCATTAAGTTTCAACTAGTTCTTTTTGATTATGCAAAGGCAGATTATTATGGTGCAGTCAGTGTAAAAAATGAAGCAGCAGAAGAAGAAGGATGGGGTGCAGGAAGCATTGTCTATTGGGTCACTGGGGCCCTGGCAGGCTGTGAAGTGAATAAGAGCTGTCAGAACCGTGTGTATAATGGGGAATTTAAAATGAAAGCGGATGATACACAGAATGAGCTGAGAAAGGCCATTGCAGCAGGTGAATTTGTTTTCCATAAGGTTGGCTTGGATATTCGTGTACTGAAAGATATTAACACCATGGTAACTGTTTCGGACACTCAGGGGGATATCTTTAAGGAAAATCAGACAGTTAGGATAATTGACCAGATCGGAAATGATATTGCAGTGTTGTTTAACACCAAATATCTTGGCGCAGTTCCCAATAACAATGCGGGACGTGTTTCTCTTTGGTCAGATATTGTTAAGCATCACCGGGAGCTGGAACAGATCCAGGCCATTGAAGGATTCTCAGAGAAAGATGTGGTGGTGCAGCAGGGTGATACAAAGAAGTCCGTGGTTGTGTCTGATGCAATTACAGTGACCAATTCCATGGATAAATTGTTTATTGTTTGTACAGTTGCGTAAGAAAGGAGTTTTTAATTTATGGCAGAGGAGGCAAAAATGGGAATTATGAGTGGGAATGATGCTGTATATGGCGGAACAGCGGAATGCCATATCAGCATTGGCAACAGGCGTTATAATTTTATGAGCATGACAGAATTTGAAAGCAAATGGGAAGTGCAAATTAAGGATGTGCCAATTCTTGGGAAGATTGGAATGGGGCATAAAGCAGCCGGGGGGAAAGGGACCTGGAGTGGCAAAGCTCATTATAATCAGTCCGTTTTTCGAAAAATGGCAGAGGAATACCAGAAAAAAGGGACATTGCCGTACTTTGAAATGCAGGTGATCAATGAGGATCCTACCAGTAAGGCTGGCAGGCAGACCATTGTCCATTATGGATGCCTGTGCGACAGCTTTACACTGGCGAAATTCCAAGCTGGGGAAGAGATTTTGGATGAAGAGCTATCCGGCACGTTTGAAAGCTGGGATTTGGAACAAGAGTTCAATGAACTGACAGGGAATTAAAAATCATATGACAGGAAGAAGTCTTTGGGACAGGACTTCTTCCCTAAAAAATTAGAAAGAGAGGATCAGGATATGTCAGAATTTTCAAGATTTATGAAAGCAAATAAAATGGTAAAGGAGAATGAAAAGCACATTGTGACAGAATCCCTTCGGGATGAAAATGGAAAACCATTGGAATGGGAGTTCCGTCATATTTCTTCCAAAGAAAATGAGGAAATCAGGGAGCAGTGTACCATTGATGTTCCGGTGACTGGAAAGCCAAATGTATATCGGCCAAGGCTGAAATCTGCTGAATATATTAGAAAGATGATTGCAGCTTCTATAGAATACCCGGATTTATATGATGCACAATTGCAGGATTCCTATGGAGTGAAGACACCGGAGGATCTTTTGCTGGAGATGGTGGATGACCCTGGAGAATATAATATGCTTGCGGAATATGTTCAGAAATTCCAGGGATTTCAGTCATCCTTTCAGGAGAAGGTGGATGAAGCAAAAAACTAATAGATGGAGGGGATTGGGAGGCAAATTATGCCTATTATGCTCTCCTGAAACTGCATATTCTTCCATCCGCATTCTTACGGATGGAAGAACAGGAAAAAGCGTTTGTGATAGCGGCTATTAATATAAAGATAGAGAATGATAAAAAGGAAGAGAAAAAGATAAAATCACAGGCAAAAAGAAAGTGAGGTGAAAGGATTGGGCCAGGCAGGAATTGAATTACAGGATTGTTTTGGCAGCGTACAGTATGATTTGGTAGGAGCTGTTGATCTGGTGATATCTTCTGTGCATGATATGCAGCAGGCATTAAATGTTAATATTGATATGTCATCCATGGTAGAAGCAAGGGACACCATTCACCAGACAGGGATTGAATTGCAGGCATTAATAGAAAGCAATCCGATGAATCTTGGCACAGATATGGCAAATACAGAATTGGAACAGCTGCGTACACAGTTAAATCTGGCAGTACGGCAGCAGAACAACTTGAATCACGCTATGGAGAATATGGATGTTTCGGCAGCAAATGGAGCATATCTAAGGCTTTCTCAGACGGTGGGGAGTACAGAGAGGTATATTCGGGATAATGTGGATGAGCAGGGACGGTTTAGCCAACAGATACAGGATGGAACAAGTCATGTTATGGGCCTGATACGTGCAATTGGAGGGGTGATTTCTAATTATGTCACCCTACAGAATCTGTCGGCGGCAATCTCTTTGTCTGATCAGCTTACGTCCACAACGGCTCGTCTGGATATGATGAATGATGGATTGCAGACCACGGAGGCTTTGCAGAACATGATTTTTCTTTCAGCGGAACGGGCAAGAAGCTCTTATCAGACAACAGCGGATGCGGTTTCTAAGATGGGATTCATGGCGGGGGATGCATTTTCCAGTAATGAGGAAATGGTTGCTTTTATTGAGCAGATAAATAAACATTCTGCCCTTGCAGGCGCTGGGACATCTGGGACGGAAGCTGTCATGCAGCAGCTAACCCAGGTTATGGGCTCTGGCGTTCTAGGTGGAGGAGAATTTGATAATATATTGGAACAAGCTCCCAACATTATTCAGACGATAGCAGACTACATGGAGGTCCCAAAGAGCCAGTTAAGGGATATGGCCACAGAAGGGCAGATTACGGCTAATGTGGTAAAAGCTGCTATGTTTGCGGCAGCAGATGAAACGAATGAAAAGTTTGGGCGTATGCCGATGACGTTTGAACAGATTGGAACTTCTTTGCAGAATACAGCTCTGATGGCATTGCAGCCCCTTTTACAGAATCTCAATGACATTGCAAACAGCCATGCATTCCAGGAGGTTGTGGACAATGCAGCAGGCGCATTATCTATGCTGGCTGAACTTGCAAATCCAATTTTGGAACAGCTTGCAGGCAGTCAGGCGTTGTGGGAATTTGCAAATGGCATCATCCAGGCATTTTCGGTGATGGGGGCGATTGTGTTATGGGTGGTTGGATTGTTGGTGAATGGCGCAAATATGATAGCGGAAAATTGGTCGTGGATTTCCCCGATTGTTTATGGAGTGGCGGCAGCCCTTGCGGTGTATTATGGATGGCAGTTGCTATGTGCAATAGCTACAAGTATTATGATAACTGCTAGCGCTATATGGGGTGTCATAACGAGCGGAACAGTAATGGCTGTGATTCTAATAATTATTGCGCTAATTGCAGTTTTTTATGCAGCAGTTGAGGCAGTAAATCATTTTGCCGGAACTTCCATATCTGCAACAGGTATTATTTGCGGTGTTTTTGCCATTGCAGGGGCATTTATTGGGAATTTGATTGTTACAGTGATTAATTTTGTGATAGATATTTTCTGTGTGCTTTGGAATTTTATAGCAACATTTGCCAATTTTTTTGCGAATGTTTTTAACGATCCGGTAGGCTCAATTGCAAGGCTGTTTTTTGATTTAGGCGATTGTATTCTAGGGATATTAGAAAGCCTGGCATCCGCAATAGACACTATATTTGGATCAAACTTATCTGGTGCTGTTTCAAAGTGGCGTGGTTCCCTTGGAAACTGGGTAGATGAAACCTTTGGAAAAGGCGAAGAGGTCATAGAGAAAGTGAATGGGTCAGACTACCATCTTGACCGCTTTGAATATAGTGGGGCATGGGATGCAGGCTATAATTTTGGACAGGGGATTGATAATAAAGTTTCTGGTCTGTTAGATGGATTAACCGATATTGGTAGCGGCCTGAATCCCGAGGATTATATGCCAGATGTGGGAGGAGCTGCTGCAGCGGGGATAGGCAATAACATTGCAACAGGAATGGACAATAGCGGTGTAGCTGGGGATATTAGCGACATAGCGGGAAATACTGGAGCAATGAAAGATTCTGTAGAGATTACCCAGGAGGATTTAAAATATTTGCGTGACATAGCAGAACAGGAAACGATAAACCGATTTACTGTGGCAGAGGTGAAGATTGAGCAGACGAATCATAATAATGTTTCGTCGGACATGGATTTAGATGGAATTGTTGGAAAGCTTACGGATGCGGTAGGCGAAGCAGCAAAAATTGCAACGGAAGGGGTGCATTTTTAATGAAAGAAGAAAAATATAACTTTTATTTGAAAAAGTGTCATCTCCCAGTTCCTCCAGAAAAATTACAAATCAAAATCAGCAATACAAACAAGACGGTAACATTAATCAATGGGGAGCAGGTAAATCTTTTGAAAAAAGCGGGGCTGACGGAAATTGAGTTTGAATGCTTGCTTCCCCAGGTGCGGTATCATTTTGTGCCCAGCGAGCGTACATTTAGACGTGCAGTGTATTTTCTGGAAGAATTTGAAAAGTTAAAAACGAGCCAAAAGCCTTTCCAATTCATTGTTTCCCGTCAGCTTCCCAATGGAAAATCACTTTTTAGAACTAATATGAGGGTGTCCATGGAAGAGTATACAATTGTGGAGGATGCCGATGAAGGAAATGATGTAAAAGTAAAGATAAAGCTAAAACAATACAGGGAATTTGGGACGAAGACAGTAAAAATTGTCAAAAAGAAAAAGAAGAAGGCTGCCGAGAAAACAGGAAAAACATTGACGCTGAAACGAGAAACAGATAATTCTCCAGCACCGTCAGAGCCGAAGACATATACGGTGGTGAAGGGGGACTGTCTGTGGAATATTGCAAAGTATTTTTATGGAAATGGTTCCTTGTACACGGTCATCTATGATGCAAACAGAGATGTCATTGGAGGGGATCCAAATTTGATTTACCCGGGACAGGCGCTAACCATCCCGGCAATATAGGAGAAATATAGATGAAAGCAAATGTAGAACTCCTGATAGGCAATGCAAACGGGACAAAGATATTTGAGCCTGCCTTAGAGGAAGGAATTGAGTGGTCAACAGAACGCCGGGGTGCGCCAGGGAAATTAACCTTTAAAGTATTGGAAGATAAAAAACTAAGTTTTTCCGAAGGTTGTCCAGTCAGACTTAAAGTGAATGGAAAGAAAATTTTCTTTGGGTTTGTGTTTAAACAGCAGCGTTCCAACAGAGAGGGAAAGGTACAGGAAGTCACGGTTACCGCATATGATCAGCTCCGGTATCTGAACAATAAGGACACGAGGATTTATGAGGGGAAAACGGCAAGCCAGCTTGTGAAAATGATTGCAGCTGATTATAAATTGCGGGTAGGAGACGTGCAGGACACTGGGTACATTATTCCGTCCAGAGTAGAAGAAAACACATCTTTATTTGAAATGATAGAGAATGCTCTTGATTTAACCATGCAGAATAAAAAAGAAATATATGTGCTTTATGATGACTTTGGAAAGTTGACCATGAAGAACATAGCAAATATGTATGTAAAGCAAAAAGAAAAATATTTATTGATTGATGAAGGGACGGGAGAAAGTTTTGATTATACTTCCAGTATTGATGACAATACCTATAACCGGATAAAGCTGGCATATAATGACGAGGAAACCGGAAAACGGGATATCTACATTGCTCAGGACAGTTCAAACATGAATCGTTGGGGAATTCTTCAGTACTTTGATACGTTACAGAAAGGGGAAAACGGGAAAGCCAAAGCAGATGCCTTGCTAAAACTTTACAATCAGAAAACTAGGAATTTGAGAATTAGCAATGCAATTGGGGATAACAGAGTACGGGCAGGGAGTATGCTTGTTGTAAACCTGAATCTTGGTGATAAAAAAGTGAAAAATTTCATGCTGGTAGAGAAGTGTACTCATACATACAAAGGAAGTGAACACTGGATGGATTTGACACTCAGAGGGGGTGAGTTCATTGCCTGATGCGGTAGCATTGGTAAAATTGATAAAAAAGATGGCGATAGAAGCAGTGGAAGCTTCTAAGCCCGTACATTTATGCTATGGAATTGTGGAAAGCATTTCTCCATTAAATATAAATGTGGAACAGAAAATGATACTTGGGAGCGCCCAGTTAATTCTTCTGAGAAATGTTACAGATTATAAAATAAAATTGGCAGTGGATACTGACGGGCAGGATGTACGTGAAATCACAATCAGGAATGGATTGTCAGTTGGAGAAAAAGTTGTTCTGGCAAGACAGCAGGGTGGACAGAAATATATTGTGTTAGACAGGAGTGTGCTATGATACCAGCGGAAATGGAGTTTTTAGAAGAAGATTTTCAAATAGAGCAAGAGCCAAGTAAAAATTACAGGATGGATAGAGAGAAAAAGGTAGTGCGTGGGAAAATAGATAACCAAGAAGCAGTGGAGCAGGCAATATTTAAAATATTGAATACGGAAAGATACCAATATTTAATTTATTCCTGGGACTATGGGATAGAACTTCTGGACCTGTTTGGGGAACCTTTGAGTTATGTTTGCCCAGAGCTGGAACGGAGGATTACGGAGGCCCTACTACAGGATGACCGTGTGGAAAGTGTAGATGGGTTTGATTTTGAAACATCTGGCCATATGGTAAAGACAATGTTCACTGTTCATACTGTTTTTGGGAATATGCAGGCAGAAAAGGAGTTGGAGATTTAATGTATGAAGATGTTACATTTGAGGACATATTAGAAAGAATGCTGGAACGTGTGCCGGACGACATGGACAAAAGAGAAGGTTCTATTATTTATGATGCACTTGCTCCGGCTGCTATAGAGTTGCAGCTTATGTACATCGAATTGGATGTCATATTAAAGGAGACCTTTGCAGACACTGCTTCCAGAGAGTTTTTGCTACGACGTGCAAAGGAGCGGGGAATTGAACCAAAGGGGGCAACACATGCAGTTTTAAGAGGGATTTTTACACCAGATACATTGGAGATTGCAGAAGGTACACGGTTTAATTGTGAAGAATTAAATTATGAGGTGGTAGGGAAAAATGAGGACCGGGGCTATAATTTACGGTGTGAAACGGCTGGAATAGCTGGAAACAGTATATTTGGGAGGCTTATTCCGGTTTATTATATCCCAGGATTGGAAATAGCCACTTTGACTGAGGTTTTAATTCCTGGGGAGGAGGAAACGGACACAGAAGTTTTAAGAAAACAGTATTTCGATTCCTTCCATTCGAAAGCCTTTGGCGGGAATAAAAAAGATTACATAGAAAAAACATATTCCATTTCTGGCGTGGGAGCGGTAAAAGTAACGCCTGTATGGAAAGGGGCAGGAACCGTGAAGCTGACTATTTTGAATGCGGAATACCGGAAGGCCAGTACAGAATTGCTGGAACATGTGCAGCAGGAAATAGATCCATTGCAGGATGGCAAAGGGGGAGGGCTTGCTCCTATTGGACATACTGTAACCGTGGACACACCACAAGAATATCCCATCGAAGTTACGGTACAGGCGGTTTATGATACAGGTTATAGTTTTGAAGCACTGCATTCACAGATGCAACAGGCAGTGGAAAATTATTTTGGTCAATTGCGTGAACAATGGGAAGCGCAAGAGGTGCAGATCATCCGAGTGGCCCAGATCGAAGCAAGGCTTCTGGCGATCGATGGGATCATTGACCTTTCTTCTGTCAAATTAAATGGAGAAGTAGGAAATATATCCTTGAATAAAGAATCCATCCCAGTATTTGGAGGTATTATATCATGATAAGAGAAGTGGATTTAATTTCGTATCTTCCAGAATACTTGCATGGTTACCAGGAACTTGAGAAAATAATGGCGGTACAGCAGGTAGAAATACAAGCCCTTGAAGATATCACAGAAGTGTTTAAAAATAACCAATTCATTCTATCGGCGGATGAGCAGGGAATAAAAAAGTATGAGATTATGCTGGGAGTGACAGCGTTGGATGATGATACATTGGAAAACCGGAAGTTCCGTGTCCTTTCCCGATGGAATAATACCATTCCGTATACGGTTTTCACTTTAAAAGAAAAATTGGAAAATTTATGCGGAAAAGATGGATACATCCTGGAAGCGCTGAACGAAGAATACCGGGTGTTTGTGCGGGTTGCACTTACAAGCAAGAAAAATTATAGAATGGTGGAGGAGATGCTGAATGAAGTGATTCCGGCAAATATGATAGTTGATTTATCTTTGCTCTACAATCAGCACAGTACCCTTGGGAAATTTACCAATCGGCAGCTTGCAATGTATACACAGAATCAAATAAGAAACGAGGTGTTAGTGAATGGCGACTGAAACAATGAACTATGGATATCCAAAACCTGGAGAAGATGATTTTTATGATATTAATCAGTATAACCAGGCAATGGAAATGATTGATGAAGATATAAAAGAAATGGACGAAGAAAAGCAAGATAATCTGGGGATTGGAGCCTTCAAAGGTAATATTGACATGTTAGGGGAAAATGGTCTTCCACAAACCAGTAGTGTGTGCTGGTGTCAGGCAAAAGATCTTCAGGGGGTTTTGCCGTACGAATCACAGAATGATTATTGTTTTACACTTGAAACAAATGCTACATTAGACAATCAGACTGCTAGTGAGAGAAGCCAGAGGGCTATTGTATATGGTGAGGATGGTGTCAGGATATTTGAACGTTTGTTTGCGGATGGTGAATGGTGTAACTGGAGAGAATTGCTTTGTACGGATGGAGATACAAAAAACAATATAGTAACCTTTCAAAGTGGAGATATGGAAAATCCAACGGAATGGGTTGATATAGATCCGGTGCAATCTAACGAAAAGCATAGTAGCTTGTGGAGGAAAATTTCACTGGGGATAAAAAATCTTCGGTATTTGAAAAAAATGTTAGGTTCAACGGATATTTCAAAGCTGGGGGATGGGACAATTACGGGGGCACTTAGTGCACTAAACACCGGAATGAAAGATAATTCGTCCGTAGCAACATCCTCTACAAATGGTATGATGTCTGCATCTGATAAAAGAAAACTGGATGGAATTGCAACCAATGCAAATAATTACACACATCCTACAAGTCACGCAGCAAATATAATTAACCAGGATGCTACCCATCGTTTTGTAACGGACACAGAAAAGAGCAATTGGAACGGAAAAGCAGCTGCAAACCATAGCCACTCTTACCTACCCTTAACGGGGGGAACAGTGACAGGAAAAATAACAGTCCAAAATTATGTTGATGTTGGTGCATATGCTGTAAATTTCGGTGCAGATGCGTATATTTTTAGAAATGGATACCGGACAAAAGGCGATGTGAGTATCGACTCTGCTAGTGGAAATGTTGGAGTGTCTACAGGTGGCTTTTACGTGCATGACAGAACATCTATAGGTTGGGCACCTGTGTATGCTTCTTCATTCTCGCAACAAAGTTCAAAACGCTATAAAGAAAATTTTTCAGATGTAGCCCCGAAAGACGCCGCTAAACTTTTAAAACTTGTCCCAAAACGTTTTGATTATATCAGCGGTGAAAAAAATCAATCTGGTTTTATTGCAGAAGATGTTGAAGAATTTTTTCCAGAAATTTGCTCGTATCAAGAAGACAGCGTAACAGGGCAACGTAAACTCTTTGGTATTGACTATTCCAAATTTGCTCCGTATATCATTAAGCTCCTTCAAATGCAGGAAGAAAGAATTACGAAGCTTGAAAATAGTAATGGATGAGTTTTATTATAGCAAATTAATAATTTTGTATGCTGCACCATGTATAAAGCTACAGATATATATATATATCATCTAAAGACAATAGCATTATAGTAAAGTATCTCGGTCCCTGACTACTGACTGGGCAGACGAATCAATTTAGCCTTGTTTCAATGGGTATTGTATAGTAAATGGCACTGCATAATTTAGTTCTTCCTTAATGTAAAACCCTACCACCCCCGTGGTGGTAGCACCAACATTTATCACTTTTCCGATATCAGAGATACTGCCATAACCAATGCTGCCACAGACATTACAGCGTGGCGCATATTTTTCTGGTAGCTTAAACAAATTACCGTTTCTATTTTTTGTCCCTGTCGGTATGTATGCGTATATTATCAATGAACCATTTTCAATGTATCCAAGTGGTGCTGGTGCAGTCCCTGCCTCTATTACCGTGATTTCATTTGAAATATCCTGATACTGTATTCCGGTGTTTAGCTTACGATAAGGGAAAAAAATAGGATTTACAGAAGAATCAATATAAATTTATAAAAAACAGGAAAAGATGGGAAAGTTTGGTGAAATTAAAGTAAGAGGTATCAAACATAGAAGAACAAAATATGTCTAAATTATAAACAGAAAAAAATGTAAAAATTCTTTTATTTTTAGAATATTCCGTCAATTACATGAAAAAATGTTTTCAGAGGAATTGACTTTAAAGAGCTTCAGACAATGAGCGTAGAAAAGAAGGAAGTCCCAAGAAGGGCGTTACACAGTTAGCATGTAAAATGGGTTTTTCCTCTTATTCTTGACCTTAGATAGTTGAATTCAATATTTTGCCTAATCAAAAGCACTCAAAGGTGATTCTTTGAGTGTTTTTCTTATGCAAAAAAAAGGGAGGTGAATGAATGCAGTGTGGGATTTTATTTTGAAAAACTGGATGGAATGGCTGTTTGCTATTGTAACATTTGTTCTCGGATGTCTGTATAGGGATATGAAGAAACGGCTCAAAGATGAACAGCACAAAAGCGCGGCCATTGCGGAGGGCGTGCAAAGCCTGCTCCGGGAAAGCATTGTGCAGAATTACAATAAGTACCAGGACAGGGAGTACTGTCCAATTTATGCAAAAGAATCCATGAAAAAGGTTTATGAATCCTATCATAACCTTGGAGGAAATGATGTGGCAACGAAACTTTATCACACACTTCTGGACATGCCGGAAGAGTCAAAAGAAAGAGAGGAATGAATGTATGAGTGAAAAAGCGAAAAGGTGGATGAAAGCAGCGGGAATCCGGGCGGTAAAGACCATGGCGCAAAATGCCGTGGCATTAATCCCGGCAGCAGCAACCATTGAGGCCGTTGATTGGAAAGTAATCCTTGGAACGGCAGCATTGTCAGGAGTGGTGTCAATGCTCACGTCACTGGCAGGATTGCCAGAAGTGCCGAAAGAAAAATAATGATATCAGAAAGAGAGGGAAATCTTATGGAGATCAATAAAGAATACATTTCATCAAAAAATACATATGCAGGAAAAAATAATGTGAAATATATTGTCATTCATGAGACGGACAATTTTGCAAAAGGAGCGGGAGCCAGGCGTCATGCCGAGGCGCAGTTCCTTGGACATTTAAGCACATCTGTTCAGTATTATGCAGGATCAGACGGAATTTTCCAGGCAGCGGAGCATAAAGATGGCACATATTCTGTCGGTCGTGAATATGGTGGAAATCATGCCATTCATGATGCAAACAACCGTAATACCATCAACATTGAAATTTGTGTAAATGAGGATGGGAATTATAGAAAGGCTCGCCAGAATGCCATTGCTCTGGTAAAATATTTGATAAAAGAAACCGGAACCCCGGCAGAGAGAGTGATCCGACATTTTGATGCAAAGGGGAAATACTGTCCGCGTAGAATGATGGATGATCCAGCATTATGGGAAGATTTTAAACAGCAGATTGGACAGCCTGTAAAAGAGCAGACCGAAAATAAGGAACCTGTGCAGCCAGAGGAAGATAAGAAAAAGGAAATCTGGTATCGTGTCGGAACTGGATGGAAAAATGGCATCTGCCAGAATCAGACTGGGGCTTACCATAGGAAAGACTTTGCCATTGCGGACTGCAAGCCAGGTCAGAATGTTTATGACGAAAAGGGAAAGGTGATTCATTCTGGAGGAAAAGAGGAAGAAAATGAAGCAGGCCAGGAGCAGGATTCCGCCTACACGCAAAAACAGTTTATCCTTGAGGTGCAAAAAGCCACTGGTTCTCATCCAGACGGCATTGCCGGAGATGAAACCGTCGGAAATACTGTAACGGTATCTAGAAACAATCACAAACATCATAGCGTGGTAACGCCTTTAGAACGAAGGCTGAAAGCTCTTGGATATTATACAGGGGAAATTGAGGCTGACAAAGGGGAGCCGCCCTGCTTTGGAAAAGGCATGGAAGCAGCAGTGAACCTGTATCAGAAAAATGTCCTGAAATATAGAAGTCCAGATGGGACTGTTACTGCTAAAAATAAAATGTGGAAGTCTTTGCTGGGGGTGCTTTGAGAAGGTAAACTTAAAAATTTAGGATTTGAAATACTTATACATATGCGGTCAGTGTATATTTATAAAAAAGTTAAAAATGCTTGAAAAAATTTTTGGGGATGATAATATGAGATTAGGCAGGAGATGAGGGGATTTTGTTATTGATTTAAGAATATCTTAAAATCAGGATTATTGTGAAAAGGCGCGGTTTTAGCTGGAAAGCCTTGAAAATACGGTGTTTACGGAAGATTAAAAAGGTGATTTATGATTGTTGAAAAACAGCAAAAACGGTGTTAATTAGCAACAAATTAGCAACAAAAAGTCATGGTGCTTTTATCTTTTCAATTTCCATCCGAAGGTCTTCGATCTCCCGGTGGCCGTATATCCCGTTGGTAATATCGCCGCCGAAAGAATGCCCAAGCATTCGCTTCCTGTCGTTTTCGTTGACTTTGTATTTTTCGCAGAGCATGGAAAATGTATGGCGGCAGTCATGGGGAGTATGTCTTTTGATTCCAACTTTTTCTAAAGCGGAGTACATTTGCAACCGGAAGCGGCTTGTACTAGATGCAAGAAGGTTCCTGCTTCCATCAAAGCGGTTTAATACAAGGGGGTAAATTGAGGAGTGGATCGGGACAGTGCGTTCCTTGCTGGACTTTGTTTTTACGCCGCCTTTAAAATATTGGCCATTAAGGTTTGTCTCAATATCCGTAAAAGCTGCAATACGGAAACCGCTGTAACACATAATAAGGATCATGCTGATTACAGGGTCTTTTTTGTTTTCCCAAAGAATTTTCAATTCATCTTCTGTGAATGCTTCACCGTGATTATCATCATCATTTTTTGGTATGTAAAGGAAAGCTGAGTAGTCCTTATCAACGATCTCATATTTCATGGCGTATTTATACATCTGGTGCAGTAGGCTAACGATAAGCTCTAGGGAAGAGTGTTTCAATGGACAGTTATTTAAAATTTTTTGCAGGTCTTCATACCTAAGCTGGCCGAACTGTATATTATGTATGGAGAAACAATTCTGGAAAGCGGCTTTTGTGGAGCTCATGCTGGCTTTAGAAAGCTTTTTTGGGGAACTGTAATATTTTTCCTGGTAGAACATGTCGTAGACTTCTGCAAAAGTAGGGGTGCGGTCTATAAATGTCCCACGGTTCACCTTTATTTTTCCATCCTTTTCCATGTTGTAGGCTGTCAATATTTCATACCCTTCCTCCCATGTTTCCGTGTAGGCAAGGGCTTTCGGGGAAACAGGCCCCGTGAATGTCCATTCTGTGACTGGCGGGTATACGCCGTATGGCCTACGCCTTCCTTTGCCCAGATATTTAATACTGCCAAAATTATTGGGGAGTTTCATTCTTTTTTTACGTTTCGGCATGGTATTATCCTCCTTCAAAAAAGTATAAAAAATACACCATATCTTGACGAAGGGTGTAAGAGGATGATACACTATGTATGTGAGTAGGCGTATCAGCTTTAATCCCCTTCTTGGTTGATATGCTGACCGCTCCAGACATTGGTAGTGCCTGGGGCGGTTTTTTATGGAAATTGTTATTGGAGTATCTTGTTTTTCCAATCAGATGAAAAGCCCATTGCATTGAGAATATCTTTCTCTGATAAGACTGTTAGTTTTTGCCTAAGTATGTCTAGTTCATGATTTACATTTTTGACCAGTATATGAAATACATTCTTGGGTAGCAGTAGCTTAAAAATTATCATTACTGCAAATAAATCATTTTTTCCTTGTATATATTGCCCACTGGCATTTTGAACCATATTTAGTGTTGTATGTAGAGCGACTGTGGCAATGGGGCTCTTACTTTTAAAACAATATAAACGGTTGCCGTGTGCACAAAAATTTCTTACCTTTGATAAATAGAAGAGGAAAGATTCTAGTTCAGCATCGCTGACATGAAATATCTTTGAAACTTCTTGCCGTTCTTGTTGTTTCATTAAACTATAAAATTTACTGATAGTACCCAATGTAAGTATATTATTTAAAACCCATAGAGGAATATACCCATGAGATTTTAAATAGTGGGATATGCTAGGATCAGAATATCTATTTGCAATTTGCCGTTGTATCTCCGATATTAGGGACGTAATGTTTTTATTTGAATCTCTTTTAGCCATATCAAAATTAGAGTAAATTAAATAATTGTTATGGCCATGTTTTTCTGAAAAAGTATATGATACCAGGCTTTTGATATTCGTTTCGATAATAAGAATATTTTTTAGGAAGATATTTCTTAACTTTCGGTCAAAATTATATAGTGCATAAATCTCATTTAGCGTTGTGCCAGGTTTGTATTTGTCTTCATCAGATGTATGTGTTTTGGGTAATAAAAATAAATTTTTATATCCATTAATAAGATTGTAATAACCTTCATGCTGTAATCGTTTTTTTGCGTAACTTTTTAAAGAAGAAGTTGAAATATCAATTCCTCTGGAAATGAGTAAGTCAATCATTTCATTGTATGTTTTAAAGGTTTTATCACGCATATTATCCTCCGTACAATAAAAAGACCCCGGGCCCGAAGGACACCGGAGTACGTTCCATGTTAATATATGCAATATCTCTAACATGAATGTATAATAGCATAAAAATTTTCTGGTGTCAATCTTTTTTGAAAAATGTGGATAAAAGTGTGGAAAATTTCAGTACTTTCAGTAGTGTGCTTATACTGAGCAATGAGTATTAAAGCAGTATGAAATTTTTTAGAGATAAATATTATTTCTGGAGTAAAAAGGCTTTCTGTTCGTCAGGGTTGCTTACTTGGAGTTCAGTTTCACCGATTATATGCGTGTTAAATACATCATATTCAGGAGAGCAATCGGATGAAAAATTGTTTAATGAAACTTCTGAATTTGTAGCGGCTTGGCAATAACTTAGTGATATTATCATTTCTATGCCGGAATCTGTAGGCGAAAAAGCAAAATATACATAGTCTTCATTTTCATCAGTAAGTTTGATAGAACCCATATCTTCTTGGGTAGGCTCCGTAATTTCTACGGTATAACTATTTAGGTTTTGTACAAATGTTTTAACTGCTTCAAACATAAAAGGTTTTTCACGTGTTGCATACGGAAGATAGACTTCTTTGAATAAACCAGAGATTTGTAATTCTTCTGGTGAATCAGTTTTGCTATCGTCTATTGGTTCTGGTGTTTCTGGTGAATCAGTTTTGCTATTGTCTGTTGGTTCAGGCGTAGTCTGTGAACCAGATTCTGTATCAGCTTTTTGGGTGTCTTTTTCATTTTTTTCTTTGGGATTTTTCTCGTCTTCTGTGGATGTTTCTTCTGTGCTTGGGGGATTGCTGTTATTATTTGAAGCGCATCCTGTTATTAGGATTGTGCCGGAAATAAATAGAACTAATCCATTTTTTATTAATTTTTTTGCTTTCATAAGTTATTACTCCCTTCGCTTAAAGTGTGTTGTGATGTAACAATGTACAGAAGCAATTTTTTATCTTTTTCTGAATAATCCCTGGAATCCAATAATTCCCCCTATTTTTGTTGTATGATTAAAAATTTCGTTAATGTATGTTGTGCGATATTTTGGACATATGTATGTATTCCTATTTGTGCTTTTTTATGCGTTCTTTTTTGTGTTTCCGTAAACTGACAATTCTTCCACCTGACTTGCTTCAAGTTCTAATTCCCGGCGAAATTCATTTACTTCTGCATCTATTTTATTCTGTACATATGGATTCAATGGAGCTTCCATGGGGTTTTTATGTATGTCAACCGTGGAATATGTACCCTCGAATAGCTGTTTTAAACGTTTCTCCAGAAACTCCCACTCTTCCAGGCTTAAGTCTGCAAGGACAGCAATCAGCCTGTTTTTAAAAGAATCTTCTTCGTCAGCCAGAAGCTGGCGTGTAAATTTGGAAATTTCGTCATAGCGGCTAGTAGATAAAAACATATTTTCGTCACCGCCTTTGCCATATTTAAGCCATTCTTCGTCTACATTAAATTCTCGGCAGATTAATGCAATGACTGGTGAAGAAGGAGTACGGTTATTTGTTTCGTATCTGGCAATAGTGTTTTGTGTAGACTTAATTTGACTTGCAAATTCTGACTGGGTCATATCTAGTTGTCTTCGGATTTTCTTAATCCTTTCGCCAATAGTCAATGTATTCACCTCACTTTCTGATATGAAGAATAGCATGAAAAAATACCATTGTCAATAAAAAATACCATAGGCAACAAAAATATTCTTGACAATATGCTGTTGGCAATATATAATCATACCATAGGCAATAAATATAAAACGAAAGGAAAAAAATAAATGGGAATGTTAGAAAGGGAAAAACAGATTTTAGAAACATTTGCATTCATCATCCCAAAGCTTTCAGAGAATGATAAAAGCTATCTGCTTGGGCTGGGGGAAGGAATGGCAATTAGGGTAAGGAAGAGTGGGTGCGAGGCAGGAAAGCGGCATGAAGCTGTCAATGTCTAGATAGAAGGAATGATTTTAAACAGAGAATACAGTATAGGAAGACAGATTAGATGAGAGGTGAAAAAAGATGGAATTTATCAGAACATACTCAAAAAATGAGAAAAAAGTGGCAATAGGAAGGAGAGCGAGAATGAAAAAAGTAGACAAGACGATAGAAAGTATTTGCGTTTGGATAGAAAAGAAACTGGATTATGGAAAGCCTGACAATAACCATGAGGTTTCAGAGATGGTAAAAGCCCTGGCAGAGCTGGTGTCTGCCAGGGGAACGATACTTTAATCAATATTTGTAGATGTTCCAATAGTATTGACTAAAGTATCGAAAAAATTGCAATGGAAAAAACAATGTAAGTAAATGACATTGGTTCTGAAAAGGGGCCGAAAATGGAGAGGAGGAAAGAAAGTAATGGGAGAATTGAAATGGATGATGGCAACGCTGGTGCCGCAAAAAGGAAAAGAGAGCATTGCACGGGATATAATCGAGAGGATAAAGAGTCAAGCTGCATTGAAAGGCATGCATATGGTTTCGGGCGGCGCAAGAACAGAGCACTATCATATACTGTGCAAAGAAAATGAATGGGACAATCTGATAATAGAAAAATGGCCTGGAATTGTAAAAAGAAATGCCATAACAGAATCCCAGGCCAATTTTGTAAAACAAATCCACGAATCGTGCTATTCAGTTACCAATGGACCGCAGCAGGGCGGATACATTTCGACTTCTATATAATCATCATCTTCTTCGGGAGATGCGAGAATGAAAATTTTTGACGCATCTTGGAGAGTGTGTAAGGCGGAAAGTAATTTCTCGGATTCTTCGGGAAGTTCAGGAATATCAAAAGATACATGATATTCTCCGCCATCAAAAGCTCTTTGAAGCTGTGAAAGTAGATTCTTTTCGTACTCGGTCATAATTGTTCCCCTTTCTTTTGTACTCGGCTCTGGCCGGAGCATGCATATACAGTATAAAAGAAGGGACGGGTAAGGGCAAGAGAAATATTTGCATTCATCATCCCAAAGCTTTCAGAGAATGATAAAAGCTATCTGCTTGGGTTGGGGGAAGGAATGGCAATTTTGTTTTTCAGATGAAGAAATATAGAAAGATTTTTGAAACAGAGGAAGTGAGGGCATGAGCCAACGGGTGAGTTTAACAGAAGCGGCAAAGGAAATAGGGTGCTGCAAAGAATTCCTTAGACAGCAGATGAAAAAAGGGGAATGGGACTTAGGTGAATATGTGAAGCCTGGGAAGGGGCAAAAGAAGGCAAGCTATTTTATATTCCGTGAGAAATTAGACAGGTTTCTTGGAATCCTGAATAATTCAGAGAAAAATGATTTGGGAAAGGGGCTAGTGTGAAATGAGTGATTTAGAAGCGGAAAGGTATGAGGCACAGGCAAGTATCCTGGAGCTGCTTGCAGACATCCAGAGAACCAGTGCACCGATTGAGGTAAGCATAGGATGGGTAGGCGAGAGAGGGACGGTGCAGCAGGGCATTGTAATAAAATCAGCCCCGGCCATGGCGGTGCAGAAACTGGTGGAGGCAGGGTATAACCTGGAAATTATGCAGCAGGGCGTAAGGGTTTTTAAAATTCCGTGATAGAAAGGAAATGGATGGAGGAAATGGAAAAGACAATGGATGAAATCATGCGCTGTTCCCAGTATTTCGAAGGAGAGCCCGAGAAAGACTGGGAGCTTGTGACAATACGGGACAACAGGGCGTGCCGCATCAGGTATTACCGAGATCAGGAAGGAAATTACTGGCACACAGCCCAGAAAAAAAAGAAGGGAAGCCATGCAAGGACGGTTACCTGGGAGGACGGGCACGGGAGGACGTTCGCGGCACGAGTCTATCCGAAACGGAAAAAACGGGAAGGCATCATGAAAATGAAAGGATGAGAAAATGGATCATAACATAAGCTGGCTTACTACGGTTCCGGCAACGGACGTAAATTTTAAAAGCCATTTGAAGATGGCCACCACGGAGGAAATCAAGGAAGCTATCTCTATCATGGATGGGCAGGGAAGGAAAGGGAACGCTTCGCGGATCACGGCATGCGAAAGGGAATTGAGGAAAAGGGATAGGAGAAGAAAGGTGGTGTAGGAAATCAGGATAGGGCTCATAGATGTTGACGGACATAACTTCCCAAACCTTCCACTTATGAAACTGTCAGCCTGGCATAAACAGCAGGGGGATAGTGTGGAGTGGTATATCCCAGCGGTACACGGTTTCCCTTCACCGCCCATGGATAAAGTATATGTGTCAAAAGTATTCAGCTTTACGCCAGATTATTGGAATTTTATAAATGCAAAAGAGGTTGTAAAAAGCGGCAGTGGGTATTGCATCCGCATGGAGGACGGAAAAGAGTGTTACCAGAAAGAAAATGATAATCAACTCACTTACAAGATTGAGCATATATATCCCGATTACAGCCTGTATCCAGAATTGACAAAAGACACTGCCTATGGATTTATGAGCAGGGGGTGTCCGAGAGGGTGCGATTTTTGCCATGTTGGAGCAAAAGAGGGTAGGAAGACTTATAAAGCTGCTGATTTATCGGAATTTTGGAAAGGCCAGAAGAACATTGTTCTGCTGGACCCGAACCTAATAGCGTGCAAGGAATGGAAAGATATTCTGCAGCAGCTTATCGATAGTGGCGCATGGGTGGATTTTTCACAGGGCGTTGACATCCGCCTTATGACGGAAGAAAAGACTGGGATGATAAAGCATATCAGGACAAAGAACATACATTTTGCATGGGACAGGTATGAGGACAGAAATGATATTCTCCCAAAGCTCAAAATGTTTAAGGAGCTGACAGGCTGGGATAAGCGGAAGCTGACAGTATATGTCCTGGTTAACTTCGACACCACAATAGAGCAGGATCTGGAACGCATATACACATTGAGGGAGTTAGGATACTGGCCTTATGTGATGATTTATGACAAACAGCATGTAAAAAAAAGGGGATGACCTGAGGAGGATGCAACGGTGGGTAAATTCCAAGGCGGCATTCGAGGCGGAAAGGGATTTCAGAAATTTCAGGTAAGGATAGATGAGAATGAAGAAGATCAGTAAGTATGCAGAATATATAGGATACCAGATTTATCATGGAGAGAAATTCCATGAATGGCGTTGCCCGAACTCAAAGTGTGGATTGAATGTGTCAGAAGATTATATATGCTGCCCATACTGCGGCCAGAAAATTAAATTTAAAGAGCCACCAAAAGTGAAAATGATTCGGATAACAATCAGAGAGTTAGGAAAGTGTAGGAAATATGGAGAGACTGACAAGTTATAAAAGCGAATGCAAGAGAGAAATGATTTGCAGATATGAGAACTGTGATACTTGTGAAGAATATTGTCCCGATTTGAATGAGGATAATTGTCCTTGCCTGCAAGAAATTTTAGAAAAATTGGCAGAATACGAGGACTTAGAGGAGCAAAATAAACTACTGAAACTTCCAGCAGCAATAGGTGATGAAATTTTCTGTCTGTTCATGGATTGCCCGAAAGATTACAAAGAGAAATATTGTAGAGATCATGAGGGAAGTTGTGAAAATTGCCATCATAGAGTGCCGGAGATAGTGAGTAGGGATTTTCAGATGTCAGATATTCTAAACATGACTAAAATCTTTGCAACAAAAGAAGAAGCTGAAGCTGCATTGGAAGAATTAGAGAGGGGAAAAGAAAATGGATTTAGAACATAGAGCGATAGAACGATTAAAGATCGCTTCTGAAATGAGCCTGAACCATTACGGGGAACAACTGGTCTGCACGTATTCTGGCGGCAAGGACAGCGACGTAATGCTGGAACATTTCTTAATCAATCCCCGGTCATGCCTGTTTAAGAGTTCGCACGTTAAGAAACTAACAGAAGGGAGATAAAAGGAAATGAGCTATTACACGCAGAACCGCAGGAGAAGCGAAGCGACAGAGCAAGAAACGCTGATACAGTGGTGTGGCTGGCAACAAGGGAAATACCCTGAATTGAAATTGATTTACCATATCCCGAACGGCGGCAGCAGGAACACGATGGAAGCGGCGAACCTAAAGCGGCAGGGAGTGAAAGCAGGTGTGCCGGACTTGTGCTTGCCTGTAGCAAGAAACGGCTTCCACGGGCTGTATATCGAAATGAAATACGGAAAGAACAAAACGACGGAGAACCAGAAGGAATGGCTGGAAGCACTGAAAGAACAGGGATATTTCACGGCGGTTTGTTACGGGGCAGAGGAAGCAGAAAGGATAATTGCAAGATATTTGCAGTTTCCGGGCTATCCTGCGATAGAGAACCGGGAAACACAAAAGGAGGGCTAAAACATGGGAATAGATATGCGGGGCTTTAAGGTTGTTTATAAAGAGCGTGTATATAATGCGCTGAATATGTGCTGGAGGTGGGAAGAAAAACCGCCAGAGATTGAAGCAGAGGAAAAGGGGATTGCAAAGCCGAAATTTTTAACGGTTGTTACCCTGAACGAAGACGGGGAAGTGATTTTTCTGCATGATGAAGCCTGTATGTTTCAGTTTTTAAGAATCACAAATTAAAGGAGGGGCAGACGTGACCGAACAGACACTGGGGGAAGCAATTAAAATAAAAAGGCAAATAGACCACCTGCGGGAGCGGAAAGCAGAAGTTGAGAAAGTGCGGGCATGGTGCAAGGAAGGAAACGCAAGTTTCAAAATACAGACAACGGAAGCAGGGCTTTCAAGGGACGGCGTAACAATTTCAGGAGCGACGACAAAGCTGGTTCTGGACAAAGAACTTGAAGAAATAAAAAAAGAGCTTGAAGCGTTGCTGAATGAATTATCTGACCTGCATTGAAGGAGGAAAAGGAAGTGAACATACAGAAAGCGGCGGTCAGGGCTTCTAATAACGCCATGCGGGGCTATATCCCGCATAATGCCATAGTTTCACAGGGGGCGAAGATTGCCGCCCGGCAGCAGGCGCAGGAGAAGCCACAGAGGGGCAGGAAGGGCAGGAAAAGGGAAAGGCTTACAGAGATAAGCATGGGGAGCGGAAAACCTGTTTTAAAGCAGAATGTGGGTTGTACAGGCTGCAAAGAAGCTATTCGAGTATGAGGAAACAGGGCTTGCCCCGTATGAAATCCGGGCGTTGATAGAGAGGGAAAAGGCATTGACAGAAACGGTGAAGAAAATGCAGGACTGGTGAAAGAAGGTGCGGGCATGAGCCGGGCAAAGTGTATCATATGCGGAAAGACGCTGCCGGAGGGCGGGCAGGGGATATGCGCTGACTGCCTGGCTGAAAAGTCGGACGAAGAAACCGCAAAGGAATTGCGGGATATAGCGGACGTGTTAAGCATTACGGCAGAAACGGACGCAAATATAAAAAAATCAATGGAAGCAATCATGCGTATTGCCTACAGGATAGACAGGAGGAAGGAAAAGTGAAAGTTGACAGGGAAAAGCCGCCGTATCTTCCGAAAATTGCGTTTGTGCGGCTTCATACGGCGGGAAAAGAGGTAAAGGACTACCAGCAGGAGTTAAAGGGACAGGGCTTTACTTTCAATCAGTTTAAGCACATGAAGAAAGCTGATGAATTGTGGGACGGCTTAGAACTATGGGTAAGTATGTGGGACTATGACAATCACGAAAGCTGGCACTTATGGAACTGGAAGAAAGAAGATGATAAACGGGTAATGCTTGCTATGTATGAAGCAGAACAATATAACCCGTTTTGCGCTTATGAAGATGATTTTGAAGGCTTCAAGGCTGACTGGGAAGCGGGAACCTATGACCCCGGCTGTACTTATACATTCCCTATTCCTGCGGTAGAGGTTCTGGAGGTTGTACAGGAGGAAGAAGACAACAGAAACCATGAACGGGTACAGAAAGAAGTTATCCGGGCAAAAGAAGACGTTTTTCTAAAACGACGGGCGACAAAGAAGAAAAAGAGATACGGGAAAAAGAAAAGAAGATAGGAGGGCGAAGAAAGTGGGAAAGAGAAAGAACAGGCATTGCCAGAGCAAACAGGAAGTATTGCAGAGGGTCCGGCAGCAGAGGGCGGCAGAACAGCAGGAGAAGCGCAAGCCGATTCTGAAAAAACAGTTGCAGAAAATCAACAGCATAAAACCCTCTATTGACCGGGCAAGGGAGCAAATGCGGGAGAAGAAGAGCGCAAGGGAGGGAAAAGAAAATGCTATTTCTGATTGAGGTTATAAAAGGGCTTCTGACGTTCGTGGCGTTCTGCGTGGGGCTGGGTATCATGTATCTTGTATTTATCATTGTCCGTGAAGTGGGCTGGGTGGTAAAGCAGGAGAACCGCAAGAGGTACAGAGCGAAGCAGAAACAATGTGACTTCTGCGGACCGGCAGGAAGATATATTGCGGTCATTGCGCCGGGCGGATGTTTTGAGCATGGATTGTATATCAGAGTAAGCGGCGCATATCTGCAAATATATGATGGGGAATACCCCGGATTTATTGACAACATAGAAATAAACTTCTGCCCAAAGTGCGGAAGGATATTAAGGGAGGTAGAAAGCAATGCAGATGGCAGCATTTAGCGCAAAATGCCCGCATGAAATCGGGGACAGGGTTGTGGTACTTGAAGCGGCGGGAAGGAATGAAAACGGGGTAATGTATACGCAGCGGGAAGGAGTAATAACGGATATTGCCTGTACTCATTACATAAAGACCGGGAAAGTAATTTTCACATATGAGCTGAACGGGTCCGGGAGGTATGAAAGAATTATGACCCTGATAGGAGGGCAGCAGGCGTGACAGAAAAAAACATATAAAAAGGCAGGGGAATTGCTGGAGAAAATACAAAAATTAGAAAGTTTCATGTTTTGGTGTAGCGGGAAGAGAGAAGGAGCAAGGAAGTCGGACCGCCTGAAAATGAAGATCTGTCAATGTGTAGAAGAAGAAATTGAATTGCTGAAAAAAGAGCTGGAAGAGCTTCACTAAAGGAAGGGGCAGAGGATATGTGGCAAATGGGAGACGCTGATAGGATAATACAAAAACTGGAAAGATGGGCGGAAAGCGCATACAAAAGGTGGATGGATTGTGCATCTGACACGACGGTTACTGAGTATATAAGATATCATTTACAATACCTGGAAAGAGAAAAATGCCTGGAAATAGCAAAAGAGGGATTACAAGGGAGCCCAAACGGGGACAGGTGGATCCCGTGCACAGAAAGACTTCCGAAGCCCGAAGAGGAAATTGAAATATCGGTGAAACGTACAAGATGTGGGGAAGAATATTATTTTTCGGTCCGAGGGTTTTTCGAGGATGGGAAAGTATGGAACGAGTACAGCAGTTACTTATGGTATTTTCCAGAAGACGCAGTTGAGTGGGATGATAAGCGGGAAGATTACAAAATACCGGAAGGCTGGTGGGAGTGCAGCAGTTATTCAGATGAGAAAAACGTGAACGCCATAGAAGACACAGTCCTGGCATGGCGGCCGTTGCCGGAGCCGTACAGAGAACCAAAAATGTACAGGGAAAATAATGGAAAGGGGAATGAAACTTGAAGAAAGCATACATATGCAGCCCGTACAGGGCAGAAAGTGAAAAAGAAATGAAGCGGAATCTGGAATATGCCAGAGAACTGACCCGGAAGGCGTTGGAAGATGGGATGGCTCCAGTTACGCCGCATTTATATATGACGCAATGTTTAAACGAAGAAGATCCTTGGGAACGGGAAATTGGGCTGAAAGCAGGCCTGGAGCTGCTAAAAGGCTGTGATTTCCTTATGGTGGGCATCCGGTATGGCATCAGCGAGGGAATGAACAAAGAAATAGTGGCAGCGGAGGTGGTAGGCCTGGACGTGGTAAATGCAGACAAGCTGCATTATAAATTAAAGGACGAAAAACTACGAGGCTCTGTGTAGGAGATGGAAGACGAAAGGCGGTTATTAGAGTATGCCAGATACCATGCCTGTGAGTTCTGCCAAGGGAAAGCATTCCATACATGCACATCCTTTTCCTGCACGGAGCCATATCGGAAGGCGTATGAATATGCAAAAGAGCACAGGGACAGCATCACAGCCCCTTGAAAGAAAAAGGCCCTGGCAGTGCGGGAACACTGCCAGGGCAGAGCTATACAGCAAAATAACCTATACCCAGTATAAATACTGTATGGCAGAAAGTCAAGGAAAATACGGGCAAAAGGCCAGTTTTCACACTTGATAAAAGTATTAGCTTTCCGACAGGGAAACAAAATCTGACTTCCCAAAAGGAACCAAAAAGGAGTGAAAATATGCCATACGTAGAGAGGATTACAAAAGCAGGGAAAACCATAGAGGTAGAGCGGTATTTTACAAGCAGGTATAAAAAGAAAGGAATAAAGAGGGGAGATAAGGTAAAGCCGACCTCAGAGCAGCAGAAAAAAGTAAACACGAGGAAAGCGGAAAGAGAGCTGCGGATACTAATAAATGCAAATTACGGATATGGAGATTATCATCTGGTATTGGATTATATAAGAAGGAAGGGCGAAGCAGAGAGAACACGGGAGGAAATGCGTCATGACATAGATGTATTTTTACGGGAATGTCGGAAGGAGTATAAAAAAACTGGATTAGAGTTTAAGTACATACATGTGATGGAGATCGGGAAAAAAGGGGCGCGGCATCATCATTTGGTGGTAAATAAAATAGACACCAAAATTTTACAAAAGTGCTGGTACAAAGCATACGAAGGACATAACCGCATAAAAGTGTTTCCCTTGGATGATAGCGGAAATCATGCAGAGCTTGCAGCATACCTGATAAAATACACAGACACACACAGGACAAAGGAAGCCGGGGCACTGCAGGGCAAACGCTGGAATTGTAGCAAGAACCTGAGAAGACCAGAGCCAGAGTACCACATCATTTCAGACCGTGAGTATTTCAGGGCAGAGGCAAAGCCGAGGAAAGGATACTATGTAGATAAAAAAAGTGTAAGCCAAGGAATGCACAGCCCAGAATATTTCGGGTATGGGTATATCCGTTATATTTTGGTGAAACAGAATATAAGGCCGGAAGAATGGCAAGAAGAGGAAGACGGATAGACAAGGAGGAAAAAGGGAATGAGGAATTACAGACTGGATGACGAAGGCGGAAACCAGGAAGCGTTGTTTGAATGGGCGGCATATCAGGCAGGACGTATGCCGGAGCTGGAATACCTGCATCATGTTCCGAACGGAGGGAGGAGAGATAAGGCAACAGCTATGAAAATGAAACGGCAGGGTGTGAAAGCAGGGGTCCCAGATATCGTACTGCCAGCAGCGCGGGCAGGATATCATGGATTATACATAGAACTCAAAGCCGGGAAAAACACCACTACGAAAAAACAGGAATTGTGGCTGGAATATTTAAAAAACCAAGGATATTTTACGGCAGTGTGCTACCGCTGGGAGGCGGCTGCAGAATTGATAGAAAAGTATTTATTAAACGCCGAAGAGTTGGAAGAGGCAGGGCAGACATGGGGAAAGGAAGGGAAAAACAAGGGATGAAAACAATCAGTATATTAAATTTAAAGGGAGGCGTGGCCAAAACATTTACAGCGGCAAATATGGCGTATGAGCTTTCCCGCAGAGGATGTGAGGTGCTCTTATTGGATAACGATAAGCAGGGAAATCTAAGCAAGGCGTATGGCAGGTATGACGCGGAAAGTGTGGCTCCTGCTGCAAAGTTGCTGAGCGGGGACTGGGAATGTCCCGAAGAACTCATACAGAAGACAAATTATATCGGTATAGACATTATAACATCTAACATGTCATTACTTGGGGCAACATGGGATTTGGCGAAGGAATGGAAGGCAGACCAGACAGGAAGGTATAAACGTCTGAAAGATACCAAAGTGGAAGGGTATGGAAGGGCGGTTACAGAACCTCTTGCCATAGAGCAGGCATATGATTACTGTATCATAGACAATCCGCCAGACTTAGGGTTTAACGTGGTAAATGCGCTTGCGGTTACGGATGAAGTAATCGTGCCAGTAAAGCTGGATAATTACGCCCTGGAAGGGCTGGACATTGTTGCGGAACAGGTGGAGGAGGTAAAGCAATTCAATCCATCCATAAAGCTGGCAGGGGTCCTGGTAACCTCATACCAGAATACAGATGGGGAAAGCGCAGGGCTGGAATGGCTTCAGGAACAGGGGAAGTATGATATCCTTGGGGTCATCAAATATTCAAAAAAAGTGGCGGAGAATTCCTTCCTGCAAAAACCGATTTATGAGTACAGCCCATGTTGTGGGGCGGCACAGGGATATAAAAAGTTTGTGACGGAATATACCGGGAAAGCGAGGTAGCATGTGGGCAAATTTGGAATCAATGATATACTGAGCGCGAAGGCGAAAGAAAAGGAAATGCATACGGGATCATATGCAGCAGGGTACAAAGAGATTTATTTAAGTCCGTACGAGGTGAAGGATGCGCCAGAAAACACCCATCAAAAATTAGAGAACATAGAAGAACTGGCGGACAGTTTTTTGACCGTGGGGCAGGAACAGCCCACAGTGCTGGCAAGGATAAAGGGCGAATATTACATCATAGACGGGCACAGGCGCAATGCCGCAAACATTTTGAATTTGGAACGGGGACATAAGGAATATAAAAGAGTGCTTTACCGATACATGGAAATGAGTGAGGCAATGTATGAGCTGAGACTTTTGGCTGGAAATGGATATACCCAGTCGCTTACAGCGTATGAAAAAACCAGGCTTGTGGAGCGGACGAAAGCGGCATTGATCCGGGCGAAGAAAGAGGATGGCCTGGAAATACAAGGGAAAATGCGTGATCTGATAGCGGCTATGATAGGGGAAAGTCCCACCAATGTGGCCAGAATGGAGAGCATCAACAACAATGCCGCACCGGAGGTAAAAGAGCAGCTTAAGAGCGGCAATATGGGCATCACCGCGGCTTATGAGGCGGCGAAGCTGCCAAAGGAAGAACAGAAAGCCATAGCGGATAAAGTGGCGGCAGGCGAAGACATAAGAGCGAAGGAGATCGCGGCAAAGGTTGCAGAAAAGACAGCGGCAGAGGCTGCAAAGGAAGCGGAACAGGCGAAAGCAGATTTTGAGAAGCAGAAGGAAGAGAGCGAAAAAGAGATAGAGAAGGCTTACCGCAAGGAGCAAGAAGCGGAGGAAAAAGCAAAGGGCGCAGAGGAAGCCGCACAGCATGCAAAAGTCCTGCGGGAATGGGTAAGGGAAAGCGTAAGTGCGGCCACAAAAGCTGCTGCGGATGCCGTATTGAGGGTGTCCGATACGGACACGCCACAGAAAGAATGGGGCAATATAGAGTGGGTAGTGTTTAGTGCAAGGGAGATTATGCAGCAGGCGGATAAGGTAAGCGAGGAAGACATGTACCTGCTGCATGAAATCATGTTACGTTGCCAGTGGAATGCGAAATGTGGACAGGCCGACAACAATGAAAAAGCGGACATGCAGCAGGAAAATCAGGCACAGTAATGGCAAGCAAGGAAAGGAGAGGAGAGGAATGGGAAGAAAAGGGGAAGAGAAGGGAAAGAAAAAAATACCAAAGAAGCTGTGGAAGCTCTGGGAAGCCCGGTGTTCCGGGTTCCGCCAGGTGGAATGGGTGCAGCAGTGGAAGCCGGGAGTGAAGGTGTTAAGAAATAAATGAGCATATTAGGAATAAAAACAGCACGGTTGAAAGAAACAAGAATGCAGCAGGAAGGATAGATAGGATTGGATAAAAAATTATTATCAGATTACATAGACGCCTGTGCAATGGTAAAAGAAACAGAACAGGAAATAAAAAAACTGAAACAAAAGAAAATAAAAATAGCGGAAGGGGTTGTGAAAGGCAGCAATCCAGAATTTCCATATCAGCCACGGAATTTCCATATACACGGCACAGAATTTGGATATGCGGATGATATGAACCTGCGTAGGAAGGAAAAAGTGCTGGAAGAACGGAAAAAAAGAGCGGAGGAAATAAAAACGCAGACAGAAGAATGGATGAACAGCATTCCGCTTCGAATGCAAAGGATTGTAAAATACAAAATTTTTGAGGGGCTTTCATGGGAAGAGACAGCAGGAAGGCTAGGAAGAAAGGCAAATGGGGATAGTTTGAGAATGGAATTTCATAATTTTATGAAAAAAATAAAATAATTTCGTTTTTTTCGTTTTTTTCGTTCTCAAAGTGTTATTATGGTAATAAGCCATGGAAGATACATGTGATTACATATTATCATAACCTATGGGATAAGGGTGCCAACTGATGTCTGGCGCCCTTATCTGTTATGTAAACTATGACACCCAACGGAGGATAGAAGACATGTTAAAATCATGCACTTATTGTGGAAAAATACATGATAAAAAATATATATGCCCAGAAAAAGAAAGGGCAGAAAAAAAAAGAAGAAAAAAATCATCTGACAGGGAAAATTCATTCAGATGGAGCAGAGACTGGAAGCAGAAAGCGGAAAGCATTAAGCGTCGGGATTTATATCTGTGTCAGGCATGTATCAGGAACTTGCATGGAACCGTGAATCAGTACAATCCTCATCAGCTATCCGTACATCATATTGTAAAACTCAGGGATGATTATAGCCGCAGGTTAGATGATGATAATCTCATTACATTGTGTCGGATGCATCATGAGATGGCGGAGCATGGAGAGATACAGGCATCTGTCTTGGCTGCAATAGCAGAAGAACAGTGCTAGGGGTAGGTTGCTGCCTTATGCAGCATGGACTGGCGCACAGAAAAAAAGAAAACTATGTAAGGGGCAGGTTGCTGTCTTATGGAAGCATGGATGCAGGAGCATCCCCCCGGGGTAAAAATTGCAAAAAAATTATCTTTTTTATACACCGACTGCTGCCCCTTATTTAAAAAAAATTCCCAAAATGGAGATTCTAGAAAGGAGGGGGATAGTATGGCACGACCACCCAAGCCAGCCGCAGTGATTGAATATGAGAAAAAATCACATAGGACAAAAGCAGAAATGGAAAAACGGAAAGAAGAGGAAGAGAAACTTCTGACTGGACAGGAGATGAAAGAGCGGAAAGAAGTAAAGGGAAATAAGGTGGCTCATAAGGAGTTTCTGAGGTTGAGGAAATTGTTTAGGGCAATCGAAAAAGATGATGCACTGTATGAACCAGTCATGAACCGCTATGCAATGATCCAGGCAGAGTGCAGGGATTTTGAAGAAAAAAGAGAATTGTTTTATAAGAACATGCAGGAACTGAGGGAGAAGCAGGAACGCCTTTTAGAAGAGGAAATGACACTGAAAGAATACTTCCGGTTAGAGAATGAATTGGCGCGCAGACTGATAAATCTGGATCAGCAGGTGCAGGCAAAAAGAAAAATGCTCCTGGAGATTGAAAAGGAAAATGTTATGACGATAGCATCCGCTCTGCGTAACATTCCCAAAAAGGTGGATGAGGGGGAAGACCCGATTGTCCGCATATTGAAGGGCGGATGAAGGGATGCTGTATGAAAATGCCTTGCGGTATACACAAGATGTCTTAAACGGAAAAGAACTGACAACAAAAGAGGTTAGAATACAGTGTGAATGGTTCCTGCGGGATATGCAGCGGGAAAAAGACAATGATTATCCTTGGTATTTTGACCGGGAGATTTCTGTCAAAATTGAAAATCTTTTGAAACTGATGAATTTTGCAACGGGGATTGGGACAATAGGGAAAAGTATTTATGAAGGGCTGGCAGATTTTCAGTCCTTTTTTCTTGCAAATGTATTTTGTTGGAGATATAAGGAGACAAAAGAAAAGTACAGGTACAGGGAGGTAGTGCTGTTTATCCCAAGGAAGAACAGCAAGACATTCATCTGTGCCTTGATTCTTATTATACTGATGCTTACAGAAGATGATTATTCTGAATTCTATTCCATATGCTTGGACAGGGACCTTGCAGCGGAGGTGAAGAAAGCAATTAGCCAGATTATCAGTGCAAGTCCGGCACTGCAGAAACATTTTAAGATTCCACGGACTTTGTCTGGAAGGGTGGAATGCCTGCTTACTCATTCTTTTTACCAGCCCAGAACGTCACAGGCAAATTCGAACAATGCCATCCGGCCGTCAGCTTTTATTGCAGACGAATGCGGGGCTTTTAAAGATAATGACAATATCGCGGCCATGAAGTCTGGACAGTTGAGTGTCAGAAATCCGTTAATGTTTAAATTGACGACAGCCTATGCGGAAGATAAAAGCATCATGCTAGAGGAACTCGATTATATTCGGAAGATCTATAATGGGCTGGAAGTGGATGATAGGCTGTTTGCACTTTTATATTATGCGCCGGAAGAACACTTGTGGGATGATACCGGGCTTATGATGGCTAATCCGCTTCGGATAGAAGAAAATTATTATGAGATTCGGGAAAGCAGAAAAAAGGCTTTGGCGAAGCCTGGAGAACGAACAGAATTCCTAACAAAACATATGAATTTTTTCATGCCGTCTTCTGCAGGGGAAGAATTTATTTCTCTGGCAAAGCTGCGTAAATGCAGAAACCAGAGGGGTATTTTTGATTGGTATGGAAAAGATGTTTATCTGGGCCTGGATCTGGCATTGACAAATGATAATACATCTGTAGCCATGGTAACGGTAGAGGATGATATCATTTATGCGAAGGCATGGGGGTTTATCCCAAGGGATAGGATTGCAGAAAAAAATCAGATAGAAAGAACAGATTATAATCGTTTCATTCAGGAAGGGGATTGTTTTGCCTGTGGCGAGGAAGTGATAAGCTATGCATATGTAGAAAGGTTTATCTGTGAGTTAGAAGAAAAGTATGGGGTGAATATCATTCGGATCGGGTATGACCGTTATAATTGTGTGTCGACTGCAGGGAAACTAGAGGAAGCTGGATACGAGACCGTGGAAGTAAAGCAGCATTCCAGTGTGCTTCATGCGCCTACAAAACTGTTGCAGGAAAGCATACTGGAACAAAAATTTTCTTATGACGGTTCCGTACTGTATGAAATAAATTTTCAGAATGCAAGGTGTACAGAAGATACAAACTTGAATAAATACGTGAACAAGAAAAAATCCAATGGCAAGGTTGATATGTTGGTTTCCACCATCATAGCCATATATTTGTTGCAGCAGGATATGTTGTTTGGAGATGATTTTGTGATCCAGACATAAAAGAAAGGATAAAAGAATGAATTTTTTTTGGAAGAAAGATGACAGGGTAAGGGCAGACACGGGAGAGAATACGGAGCAGGCGGAACAGGTATTGCGAGAAATGATGGGGACAGACAGCGTTCTTTTGGAATCGCTGCTCTCAGAAAAAGAGATTACAAAAAAAGAAGCCATGCAGATCCCAATGGTGAGTGCATGTATTACGTATATAGCAGGGACTGTCTCTGGAATTCCGCTGAAACTCTACATGCAGAAAAAAGAGGGCGTGGAAGAATACCAGAAAGACAGACGAACATTCCTTTTAAACAGCGATACCGGAGACACACTGACTGCAAAACAGTTTTGGCGGGCGATTTTGGAAGATTACTATCTTGGGAATGGTGCATATGCATACATAAGCAGAGCAGGAAATGAAATAAAAAGCATCCATTATGTGAAGGAAGAATATGTGAATGTTGTAAAAAATGAGCATCCGGTTTTTAAGGATTATGACATTTATGTACATGGACAAAAGTATTACCCATTTGAATTTTTAAAATTTTTGCGGAACACAAAAGATGGGTGTACTTCCAGTACCATAATGGAAGAAAACCAGCTTGTTTTTGAGGTTGCATACCAGACCCTGAAATTTGAAAAAAACCTCGTAAAAAAAGGTGGGAACAAAAAAGGATTTTTAAAATCAATCAAGAAACTTTCCAAAGCTGCAATGGATGAATTAAAAGAGGGATTTCGGAAAATGTACTGCAATAACAGGGAAAATGTGGTTGTATTGAATGAAGGAATCGATTTTAAGGAGGCATCCAATACTTCTGTGGAAATGCAGATGAATGAAAATAAAGCCTCGAATGGGGAAGCCATTGCCGCAATCTTCAAGGTGCCGCCCACCATCCTGAACGGAAAGAGCACGAAAGAAGATAGGGATAATTATATCAGGTTCTGCATTCTGCCACTTCTGGAAGACCTGGAATGCAGCCTGGATAGGGACCTTCTTCTGGAAAATGAGAAAAACACCATGTATTTTGCGTTTGATACAAAAGAACTTACCCGTGGCACCATTGAGGAAAGATATAAAGCCTATGAAATCGGACTTAAGAATAATTTTCTGCAGGTGGACGAAGTCAGAGATAAAGAGGATTTGGAACCGATTGGATTTGAATGGATTAGGTTGGGGTTGGATAGTGTGCTGTTCAATCCGAAGACGAAGGAAATCTATACGCCGAATACAAATGCAACAAAGGATATGACAGTAAAAACTATGGAAACAAAGGAAATAAAAGAAATAAAGGAAGAAGGTGAGGAGCATGCGGATAGAAATCAGGAGTGACAGTGTAGTGATTGAAGGATATGTCAATGCAGTCGGAAGAGATTCCAGACCACTGCGCGACAAACAGACAGGGAATAGGTATGTGGAACAGATTGTACCGGGAGCATTTCGGAGGGCATTGACACGGAATGAAGTAAAACTTCTTTTGAATCATGAAGACAGCAGAGAGCTTGGCTCCACAGAGAGCAATCTGGAATTATGTGAAGATTCCATTGGACTCCGGGCAAGGGCAGAGATTACAGATGCGGAAGTGATCAAAAAAGCAAGGGAGAAAAAACTTCGGGGATGGTCTTTCGGTTTTTATGAACGTGATGCAAGGGAAGAAACCATGTCCACAGGGATGAAAAGGCGGTTTGTGGAAGACATGGAGCTTGCAGAGGTTTCTATCATTGATGAAAAAAAGATGCCATGTTACGAAGGGACATCCATTGAAACCAGAGCAGAAGGAAAAGAACTTGTGATATCAGAAATCATGGAAACCAGGGCGGACTATGTCATGGAAACTAGGAAAAAGAAAGAGATAGATTATAAAAACTATCGAAAACGCATTGAGGAATTGGAGGAAAATTGATTATGGCAAGAAGACATGCAAAGAAGGTCAGGACAGGGTTACAAAAAAGGGCGGAAGAGTTAAAGAGCCTCATGGAACAGCGTGCGGAATTGCTGCAGCAGATGAAAGAACTGGCAGGCAGAGTAGAGACAGAACAGCGGGCATTTTCAGAAGAAGAAAATGAAAAATTTGATACGTTGGAAAAACAGATCCGAGATATGGACCAGACGATTGAAAAACTGGATAAAGCAAGAAATATTCCAGTGCAAAAAGAAAAAACGGAAGGAAAAACAAAAGGAAAGGCAGAGGATGAGAAAGAAACACAGGAGGAAAGGGCGTTTGCGGCTTATATCAGGGGAGAAGCGCTGCAGGAGAGAGCGGACATCAATCTTACAGTAGGAGATAATGGGGCGGTGATTCCTTCTTCTATTGTAAACAAGATCATTCAGAAAGTGCATGATGTGTGCCCTATTTATCAGATGGCAACAAAATATAATATTGGTGGGACCATCAGTATTCCGTACTACGATGAAGAGACACAGTCCATCACAATGGCTTACGCAACGGAATTCACAGAGCTAGAGAGTACATCAGGAAAATTCACTTCCATAGAGCTGAAAGGGTTCCTGGCAGGCGCGTTGTCTAAAGTATCAAAATCTCTGATCAATAATTCACAATTTCAGATTGTGCCTTTTGTGATTAATGCAATGGCGGATTCTATATCAAGATGGATTGAAAAAGAACTTCTGGTAGGAACGGAGGACAAGATAGATGGCTTAAGAGGGGTAATACAAAGCGTAAGTGCAGCAGGGAGCAATGCGGTGCATACGGATGAACTGATTGACTTGCAGGAAGAAGTCCCAGATGTGTTCCAGGCGGGAGCCGTGTGGATCATGAATAAATCAACCAGGACAGCCATTCGGAAATTGAAAGATGGAGATGGGAATTACATATTGAATAAAGATGCTACGGCAAGATGGGGATATACGTTGTTTGGAAAAGACGTATATACATCTGAAAATATGCCAAAAATGGAAGCTGGGAATGCAGCAATATTTTACGGAGATATGACAGGACTTGCAGTCAAAGTGTCGGAAAATGTGTCCATTGAAGTGCTGCGGGAGAAATACGCTACACAACATGCAGTAGGTGTTGTTGCATGGCTGGAAATGGATGCAAAAGTGGAAAATGCCCAGAAGATTGCAAAACTTGTCATGAAAGCCGCAAAATAAGAGGTGGCGATGAAAGTAAGTGAAATAGAAGAAATGTACCTGATAGATTATCTGCGGCTGGACGACCCGGAGGAAGCAGAAAAGAGAGAGATCGGGATAGCCCTGGTGTCTGCAAGGGAATATGTAAAAACTTATACAGGACTGTCAGAGGAAGAGATAGACCAGCATGAAGACATCACGATTGCCGTGTGCATCCTTGTGGCAGATATGTTCGAAAATAAAAGTCTTTATCTGGATTATAAAAGCAAAGAAACAAATAAAACGGTGGAAGCCATATTAGGGATGCACTCGGTAAATCTGATATAGAGGGGGTGTGGGATGAAGAAAGCAATGGATATCGGAAAACTCAACAAACGGATCACGTTTCAAAAACAGATAGAAACGGAAGATGCCATGGGGCAGAGTGCACAGGTATGGGAAGACGTAAAAACGGTATGGGCAGACTTTTATCCGATAAGAGCAGGGGAATACCAGGAAGCGGAGCAGAAAAAGCGGGAAGAGGTTACGTATAAAGCGAAATTAAGGTATATCCCAGGCATAAACGCAGCCATGCGCATTGCATTCCGGGGAAGATATTTCCTGATAAACAATGTGATCAATGTAGATGAAGGCAATTATAGACTGGAATTGGAATGTACGGAATATATAGAAAAAGCGTTGAACGAAAGGGTGGAAAAGGATGGAAGTAACTATTGATGGGATAGAGGAACTTAGGGAAGAATTTCAGACTGCAATAAAGAAATATCCATGCATTGCGGAAGAGGCTTTACTTGCAGCAGGAAAGAAATTCAGGAATGCAGTCAAAAAAGAAACCCGAAGTGCCACTTTTACAGGGACAGGGAATTTATTGAAAGGGTACAAGCTCGACCCAGTAGAAGGGTATGGTCCTTATATGCATATTAATTTTCGGGCAACGGCACCCCATTTCCATCTAATCGAAAATGGACATGAGCTTGTCACGCATAAAACTAAAAACGGAAAGAAATTGAGAAATGGAGGACAGAACATTGGATTTGTGCCAGGGAGACTGATTGTAGCGGCAGTAAGGGCAGACTATAACGAAAGTAAATTCCCAGAAGAAATGGAAAAAGCATTGGAAAAATTATTGAAAGAGAGCAATTTATTATGATTTCAGTAATAGAGATCAAAAAGGAACTGCTTTCCGCATTAAAGGAATTATATCCAAAAGGTTATGCATTTTATGGATTGGAAGTAACAGAGGGCTACGCAAAGCCTTCTTTTTTTACGCAGTTGGTTCCCGTGTCGTCTGAAACAGAAACAAATCGGATAAAAAATAGGGTATTTATTTATGAAATAATCTATTTCCAGGAAACAGTGAATGAAATAGATGCATTACAGAAGGTGTCAGAGATAGAAGGCATTTTTGGCGTAAAAGTAAAAATCAAAGACAGGTACGTCAACGTGACAGAATTTGATTATGACTTTATCGGGAAGTCAAGAGATATTCTTCAAGTAAAAATCACCTTTTCCTTTAAAGATGCCATAGAACAGAAGGCAGAGAACCACGAACCCGTAAGAGACGTAAAAGTAAGAACAGAAATGGAGGGATAGAACAATGAAAATGCCGGGAGTAAACATCAGTTTTTCAGAAAAGGCCGGAACAGTGATTGAAAGAGGGGAGAGAGGGATTGTTGCCATGATTATAAAAGGTGCAGTGCCTGCAAAAAACCCCTTTGAGATAACAGCAATTTCAGATATTCCGGGGACAATTTCGCTAAAAAACAGGAATCAAATTTTAAATGTGCTAAAAGGATATGTCACAACGCCAAGGAAGTTAGTTGTGTATGTTCTGCCAGTATCCGCAGAGGATTATGAACAGGCGACAGAGGCACTGGAAGTAGAAAAATGGAATTATCTGGTGGCGACATCCTGTGAAACAGATCATGAGACGGAAACACTTGCTACCTGGGTTGGTATGCTCCGGGAAGAAGGGAAAATGGTAAAGGCAGTATTGCCGAACTGTGCGGTTAATAAAGAATATATCATAAATTACACAACAGAGCAGGTAGTGGATGAGAATGGAGATACCTATACCGCAGAAGAATTTTGTGGAAGGATTGCAGGAATTATAGCAGGAACGCCGCTAACAATTTCCTGTACTTATGCGCCGCTGCCAGAAATCGTGGATTGCAGCAGGCTAAAAAGGGCCGAAATGGATACGAAGGTTGCAGCAGGAGAGCTGTTTGTCTATCACGACGGAGAGAAAGTGAAGGTTGCAAGGGGCGTAACCTCTTTTACCACTGAAACGGAAGAAAAGAAAAGGCAGTTCCGAAAAATAAAGATTGTGGATGCTATGGACATGATCACAGATGACATCCGAAAAACCATTGAGGACAGCTATATTGGAAAGTATGCAAATTCCTATGACAATAAATGCGTGCTTCTAAGCGCAGTCAATAATTATTTCGGCAATCTGTCAAGAGATGGGATTTTGTCTGAATTTAGTGTAGGCATTGATCTGGATGCGAACAGGTCATATTTGGAAGGAAGCGGGATAAAGACAGCGGATATGTCGGAGGATGAGATAAAAAAGGCGGATACTGGGGATGAAGTATTTCTGATGGCAAATATTAAAATCCTGGATGCGATCGAAGAAGTGAGCATTCCGATTGCGATTTAATGTGGGATAGGAGGTGAAGCGGTGAAAAAGTATGAACCACAAAGAGTTATCAATGGGACTTTTGGTGAAATGTGGATTGATGGGGAATACATGGCAGAAGTCACTGGGCTGAATGCAAAGGTAACGCTGGAAAAAACGGACGTGAGCCAGACAGGTACACTGGTGAAAGGATATAAAGTCACAGGGATTGACTGCAAAGGAACAATTAAGATGAATAAAGTAACATCTTATTTTATTTCAAAACTGTCGGAGAATCTAAAAAAAGGGAAAACCACTACGGCCACAATTATCAGTAATCTGAATGATCCGGATTCAAATGGGAATGAGAGAATACAGCTTGACGGATGTATTTTTGATGAACTTACACTCATTGACTGGGAAACAAAGAAAATGGGTGAAGAAAGCATCGCGTTTACCTTTACTTCATGGACAGTATTAGATGAAATCAAATATAGTTGATAGGAAAAAGGAGGAACATATGAATTTAGTAGAAGAATTATTAAAATCGGACAGTAAAAAAGCAGATGAGCTGAAAACAGAAACATTTCTTTCTGAAAAACTGGCTTTTATTATGGAAAAAGAAGAACCTGTTGAAATTACAATCCGGGAGATTCCGGCAAGAAGACTGAATGATTTACTAGCAAAACAATATACTTCCAAAGGAAACTTTGACATGACAAAAAGTTTTGATGCCAAGGCCCTTGCAGTGGCGGAAGGAGTGATTAATCCTGATTTGAAGAATGAGCAGGTGCAGCAGCATTTTGGATGTACTACCAGCAAAGATTTAGCGGTCAAACTGTTTGGGAATGAGATCACTGCCATTTCAGATGCCATTGTGATGGTGTCTGGATACAAAAATATACAGGATACGGATGAAGAAATAAAAAACTGATAAAAACGGATTGGGAAGTGCAACTTATGTACTTCCTTTTCCGTGAGAAAAAATGGAAGCCTACGGATTACAAAGATATGGGGACAGGGGAAAAACGTATCGTACATGCGTTCATGCTGGAAGAACTGGAAGATAGGGAAAGAATGAAAGAAGAGATTGAGAACGGACAGGTGTGAATATGGCAGGAAGATTTATTGATGCGACCCTCAGACTGATAGATAATTTTACAAGGCCTATGGCGGATGCCATGGGCCAAATGTCTCGTCATTCCGGGGATTTCATAAAAGCTGGAAAGCAGATAGAACGGGCAGGAAAATCTATACAAAATGTTGGAAAGACCATGACAGCTGCAATCACAACTCCTATCGCAGGTCTTGGGATTACAGCAGTGAAAACAGCGGCGGATTTTGAGAGTGCTATGAGTAATGTACAGGCAATCTCAGGAGCAAGTTCCGGGCAACTGGAAAAGCTGACAGAAAAAGCAAAGGAAATGGGGGCAAAAACAAAATTCAGCGCTACGGAATCGGCAAGTGCATTTTCATACATGGCAATGGCTGGATGGAAAACAGGGGAAATGCTGGATGGGATAGAAGGCATCATGTATCTGGCAGGGGCATCTGGAGAAGATTTGGCACAGACATCAGATATTGTTACAGATGCATTGACAGCATTTGGAATGAAAGCAAAAGATACGAATGAATTTGTGGACATACTTGCAAAGACAGCGTCAAATGCCAATACAGATGTAGGAATGATGGGAGAAACATTTCAGTATATTGCCCCGGTAGCAGGTGCGTTAGGGTACAGCGCAAAAGACGTATCGGTAGCGATCGGGCTAATGGCGAATAGCGGAATTAAGGCATCCAATTCAGGAACTGCATTGCGAAGTCTGCTTACGAACCTTGCAAAACCAACAGATTCTGTAAAAATAGCTATGAAAGAACTTGGGGTCAGCCTTACGGATTCTAAGGGGAATATGAAAGAATTTTCCACCCTCATGACAGAGATGCGCGGCTCTTTTGCGGGGTTGACAGAAGCGCAGAAGACACAATATGCGGCTACGCTTGCAGGGAAAACAGGCATGAGCGGTCTGCTTGCTATCGTGAACTCGTCTGACAGCGATTTTGATAAACTTACAGCATCCATTGAAAATTCGAAAGATGCGGCAAAAGAAATGTACGATACTGCAAATGACAATTTTAATGGCAGGCTGACAACATCAAAATCTACAATTGAGTCCATTACAATTACATTCGGAGAAAGACTGATGCCATATGTAGAAAAAGGTGTCGGGAAGCTACAGGAACTGGCGGAAAAGTTTGGCTCATTGAGTGATGAACAGATAGACCAGATCATACACTGGGCGGCAATGGCAGCAGCGGCAGGCCCGCTTGTCATGATATTTGGAAAGACAACAGGAAGTATCGGACAGGTCATAACAAAATTTGGGCTGTTAGGAAAAAGCCTGCCAACTATCGTAGGAAGGACACAAAAGGCAGGAGAGATATTAAAGAATATAAAATTTATGCCCAAGATACAGATACCGGGGATGGGAATATTAAAAAATGCATTCGGAGGAATAGGAAAAATAGCGAGTGTAGCCTTAAAGCCTTTTGCAACGGTAGGAAGAGCAATTGGAGGTTTGATAGGAAAAAGCAGGCTGCTTGGTATGGCCGGAAAGGGAATTGGAAAATATTTTGGAGCGTTTGGAAAAATAGTAGGAAAGGTATTGGGTCCGTTTAAAAGGTTGGGAGGTATCATTGGCGGTGGAGCAAAAGCACTGTTTACTTTTCTGGGGCCAGCAAATTCAGTCATTTTGATACTGGGTGCATTGGTAGTGGCAGGAATTGCAGTGTATAAAAACTGGGATAAACTTGTAAAAATGACTAAAAAAGTTGGGAATTATATAAAATCGATCTTTGAGGCATGTGGGTTTGACTTTGATTTTTTTAAATCGAAAGTGGATTCAAGTGGGGAAAAATTTTGGGAGTTTGCAGAGAAGGCGCAGGAAATGTGGGTAACAGTAAAACCTTATTTAGAAAAAGCTGGAGAACTTTTTAAAGCGGTGTTTGAAGTTTATCTTGGTGCAGCCATAGGCGCGGCAATTGGGTTGTTCGGTTCTTTGTTCCAATCAGCGACAGAAATATTTTCTGGAATCACGACAGCCCTTGGTGGACTAATGGATTTTATCACAGGTATATTTACGGGAAACTGGACGAAAGCATGGAATGGTGTGAAAGACATTTTCGGTGGGGTATTTAGCAGTCTGGTTGCTTTGGCAAAAGCCCCGATTAATGGCGTGATTAGTATCATAAATGGAGCAATAGCAGGAATTAACAAAATAGGAATAAAAATTCCTGACTGGATACCGAAACTTGGCGGAAAAGAATTCAAAATAAACATTCCCCAAATACCTAAGCTATACCGGGGAACAAATTACTGGCAGGGTGGGCCAGCAATGATCCATGACAAAGGAGCAGAAATTGTAGACCTGCCAAGAGGAACAAGAGTTTATCCCCATGACAAATCTATTCAGATGGCAAGGCAGGAAGGAGGAAATGGAAGCAGGAATGTGTATATTGCAAAATTGGCAGATACCATTATCATACGGGAAACCGCAGACGTGGATGAAGTAATGGAAGAGTTTGTAAAAAAACTGGAACAGACAGAAGGAAATATAGCAACAGCTTAAGGAGGGAAAGTATGAATATTTATTTGAATTTCGGTAAAAAGACAATGCTTCCGGTACTTCCGGCATCTTTTGAAAAGCAGGAATCCATGAATAATACAGAAATAAACATAAATTCCCTTGGAACGGTGAATCTGCTGGGGAAAAGAGGATTGAAAAAACTGGAGATTCAGTCCTTTTTTCCGAAGCGGAATTATTCCTTCTGCAAATGTGCACCGGAAAGACCAGAAACATATATCAAAAGATTTGAAGGAGCGATGGAAAAAAATAAAGTCGGAGTATGCACAGTTACCGGAATGGGAATAAGTTTCCGATGCAGTATAGAATCCTTCAATTACGGGGCGGAGGATGGAACCGGAGATGTGAATTACACCATATCGCTGGTAGAGTACAGAAATGTAAAATCAGAAAGGATTACAACGAAGACGAAACCGAAAACTTATAGGGCGAAAAAAGGGGATAATTTTTACAGCATATCAAGAAAGGTTTTTGGGAATAGCGCATATGCCGCAAAAATAGCAAAGGCCAATAAAAAGAAAATATCCTATAAATTTAAAAAGGCAAAAAAGATAAAGATACCGGCGGTGAAAGGATGAAAGTGTTTTGGGTCAGTGGTACAAAAAAACGGGATATCACAGGGTTTGTGGAGCAGGTGGAATGGGAAGGGTCTGATACGCAGACAAGCCGGATTGCCACCATATCGGTAGCTTATAATCCGTATAAAAAAGTGATACTAGATATAAAATTAGGCGATTTGCTATACTTGAAAGAAGACGTGTATATTTTTTACGGTGTTATAACGAGTACGGATCGGACCGGGGATATTGGAACTGTTACCTATACAGCAAAGGATTACATGCATTACCTGTTGCGTTCTACTGGTTCCTATAATTTCAAGAAGACCACACCAGAAAAAATAGCAAAGAAGGTTTGTGATGATTTGCAGATAGGGACTGTTGCCCTTTATAAAACAAATACGTACATAAATTCTTTGTTGTTTGAAGAGGCAACCTATTACAAAATCATCGTGGATGCCTATAACCATGCGGCAAGGAAAAAAGATGCCAAGAATCCGCCTGCATTTATGCCAGTCATGAATAAAAACAAGCTGAGTGTCATTATCAAGGGAAAAAGCAGCGGGGTAACCCTGAAATCTGATGCAGACCTTACAAAGACAAGCTATTCGCAAAATACAGACGATATGGTTAATAGGGTGAAAATAACAGATGAAAAAGGAAAGCAGAAGGGCGAAGTGAAAAATGAGAAAAATATAAGGAAGTACGGAGTTTATCAGAGTATTTACCGACAGGAAAAAGGGGTAAACTCCAGGAATGCGGCCAGACAGCTCCTTACGGGGATTACCAGGGAAGCAACGGTTGAGGCGGTAGGGTTCCGGCAGTGCATGGCAGGGTATTCTGTAAAAATAAGGGATTCCGCAAGTGGCCTGACTGGGAAATTTTACATTGAAAATGATAAGCATACATGGAAGGATGGCGTACATACCATGAACCTAACTTTGAAATTTAAAAATGAACTGGAGGAATCATAGTGAATACGAGTGAGAAAATGCTTGCTATAATGCAAAGGATGGGAAGAATAGAAAACAAAGAACTGAAACGTGCAGAAATGTTAAATCCGTCACAATGTAAAATAGGGAATCTGATACTTGATAGGGAAGATTATCTGAAACCGGAAGGGATGGAGTTTGAGGAAGGCGATACGGTGATTATCTACAGGCTGGATGAAACGAAATATGTGATCATTGCAAAGGTGGTGTAAAGTGTTCCCATTTGATATTGAAGAGGAAGAGAATGAAGAAATTGAGGAAATGGAAGAAGTTCCATATAGAGAATATGAAATAGATTTTGTAACAGGGCAGCTGACCGGAAGGATTGTGGAAGGACGTGAAGCAGTCAAAGTTTGGATTTATCTTGCATTACATATAGATAGATACCATTTTGAGCAGTATACATGGAATTATGGAAACGAGTTGTCGGAACTGATCGGAGAGCAGGCAGAACAGGAGTATGTACAGTTAGAAGCATATCGGATGATAGAAGAATGCTTGCTTCAGAACCATTATATTTTAGGGATAAGCGGATTTGAATGTGGAATAGAAAATGATAAGCTGACAGGAAAAGTAACAGTTGATACAGAATATGGGGAAGTGGAAGTAGATGTATGAAGAGAAAACCTATGAAAATATCATGGAAGAAATGATGAAGCAAATGCCGGATGGAGTAAATACCAGGGAAGGAAGCCTTATATGGAATGCGTGTGCGAAACAGGCCATGCAGCTTGAAGAAGCGTATCTGGCGTTGCAGGCCGTGGAAGATAATATGTACATGGATACACAGGATGAAGAGCATCTGATACAAAATGGGGCAGACAGGGGGATATACATAAAAGAAGCAACAAGCGCAATTGTGAAAGCGGTATTTTCCCAGGAAATAGAAGAAGGGACCAGATTCACCGCAAATGATTTGAATTATGTGGTACTGGAAGCAATCAGTGACATGAGTTACAAGCTGAAATGTGAAGAATGTGGGGAAGAGGGGAATCTTGGTGATGGAGAATTAATTCCCATTGATTTTGTAGAAAATTACAAAGGTGGGAGTATTGTAGAAGTGTTAGTGCCGGGACAAAAGCAGGAAGATACGGAATTGTACAGAAAGAAAATAAGAGATTCTGTGAATGCAAGTTATTTTGGAGGAAATCGTTCCGATTACGAGAGATTCATAGAGGCGTTGAAGGGGGTGGGGGCATGCAAAGTAAAACGTAGAACAGAAGAGGATAAGTTTATATATCCATATATTTTGGATTCAAACTGGAATGTCCCGACTAGTGCATTAGTGGAAAGCGTACAGGAATCGGTAGACCCAGAGCAGAACCATGGGGAAGGGGATGGGATTGCTCCAATAGGCCATTTTGTGTTGATAAAACCAGCTTCTGGAGTGGAAATAAATGTGGATATACAATTTACGTTTGATGATGGATATTCTCAGGAATCGGTACAGAGTTATCTGGAAAGTGTGTTGGAAGAATATTTCCTGGAATTAAAAAAGGAATGGAAAGAGAAAGAAATATTTGTAAGATTATCACAAATAGAGCACAGACTGTTGAATGTGGGAGGAATTATAGATATTGCAGATACAAAATTAAATGGGATAGCTGCCAATATCGCGTTGGGATATGCGGAAGTTCCGGTAAGGGGGAAAATAAATGGCATTTGAAATTCCTGATGTCATAGAACAGATACGGGATATAAAGGCGATTTATGATATGAATGATAAGATAAATCCAATTAAAGATGCAGAAAACCTGGAGAAAGATTTATTTACAGGAACAGCCACGCGCCAAGGAATTGCCAGACGTGAAAAACTATATGGGATAATACCTGCAGATACAGACACTTTGGAAGACAGAAGATTCCGGGTAATGGCAAAAGAAAATGATAGGATTCCGTATACACTAAGAAGTATGAAGAAAAAGCTGGAAAACTTATGTGGCGCAGAAGGCTACAGGTTAAGTATTACGGAAAATAAAGTAGAAATAAGGGTGGCATTAATAAGAAAAACAATGTTTCAGGATGTTACAAATATGGCGGAACATATGGTTCCTTTAAACATGTCCTTGGATTGTTCTCTTCTTTATAATCAGCATACCACATTAGGGAAATTTACGCATAGGCAGCTTGCAATGTATACACAGAATCAAATAAGAAATGAGGTGTTAGTGAATGGCGACTGAAACAATGAACTATGGATACCCTAAGCCTGGAGAAGATGATTTTTATGATATTACTCAGTATAACCAGGCTTTGGATATGATTGATCAGGATATGAAAGAAATGCTCCGTTCAGATGGGGATACGAAGGATAATGTAGTAACGTTTCATAGCGGGGATATGGAAAACCCAACGGGATGGGCTGAAATTGTCCCAGTGGAATCGGGTGAAATACATAGCAGCTTGTGGCGGAAAATTTCACTGGGGATAAAAAATCTCCGGTATTTAAAAAAAATGTTAGGTTCAACGGATATTTCAAAGCTGGGGGATGGGACAATCACGGGGGCACTTGGCGCACTAAACACAGAAGTAGATGAGATAGTTTCTGACGGAATTGTAACCAGAATAAAAGGGGAAAATGAAAGTTTTTTCAGAACTGGAGATACAGAAATAAGCATAGAAAATATATTGAAACGAAAAACTGTAGAATTAGATGTTTCTGCCAGTAAGAGTTGGCAGAATGTTGAATTAATTAATTTAGATGCAATGAATGGTATATTTATATTATTTGCGAGTGTATATTATTTTCCTAAAAAATTAGCCCCTATCTTTTATCAGTCAATATATACAGGGATGATGAATTATATGAGTACGTTCTCATTTGATAAAGGAAGAGAAGAAGAGATACCGCTTGATTTCACTGGGGAGAGGTACAAAGTTACACAAGGAGAAAGCGTTACGATTGATATGAGACTTCATTTGCGTAAGGCATATGAAGAGGGTAAAATGAAATTACAATTTGCATTCTATGGAGTAGGATCACCTATAGTTTATGACAGAGCAAAAATCAAACTTACATTTTTGAGATTATTAAGCGGTGATGATGATGAGTTATATTAGTAATTTATCGCTGGACGAAAGAAAATAAATAAGCCTACCTTGTCACTTGGCCGAGTACAGGTAGGCTTTTAGCTAATCTGGGAGGCTAACCACTTTGTGGGCGGTTGCTCCTTTTTATGCCTCTAATATAGCATACATATGAAACAGTTGCAAGAAAAATGTATTTCGAATGCAAGTGCATGAAGCTCACTCGCATGGACAGAGAAACTAACAATTAAATATTTTTGCCTAATCAAAAGCACTCAAAAGTGATTCTTTGAGTGCTTTTCTTATGCAAAAAAGGGAGGTGAATGGATGCATGCAGTATGGGATTTTATTTTGAAAAACTGGACAGAATGGCTGTTTGCTATTGTAACGTTTGTTCTTGGGTGCCTGTATAGAGATGTGAAGAAACGGCTGAAAGAGGAACAGCACAAAAGCGCGGCCATTGCGGAGGGCGTGCAAAGCCTGCTCCGGGAAAGCATTGTGCAGAATTACAATAAGTACCAGGACAGGGAGTACTGTCCAATTTATGCAAAAGAATCCATGAAAAAGGTTTATGAATCCTACCATAACCTTGGAGGAAATGATGTGGCAACGAAACTTTATCACACACTTCTGGCCATGCCGGAAGAGCCAAAAGAAAGAGAGGAATGAATGTATGAGTGAAAAAGCGAAAAGATGGATGAAAGCAGCGGGAATCCGGGCGGTAAAGACCATGGCGCAGAATGCAGTGGCATTGATCCCTGCAGCTGCAACAATTGGGGCAGTCGATTGGAAAGTGGTCCTGGGGACTGCGGTATTGTCAGGGGTGGTGTCAATGCTTACATCACTGGCAGGGTTGCCGGAAGTGCCAAAAGAAAAAAAGGAAGAAGAGAAAGAAGAAAAATAATTGCGTCAAGAAAGTGAGGGAAATCTTATGAACATTAATAAAGAATACATTTCATCAAAAAATACATATACAGGAAAAAATAATGCAAAATATATCGTCATTCATGAGACGGACAATTTTGCAAAAGGGGCAGGGGCCAGGTGTCATGCCGAAGCGCAGTTCCTGGGGCATTTAAGCACATCTGTTCAGTATTATGCAGGATCAGACGGAATTTACCAGGCAGCGGAACATACAGATGGCACGTATTCTGTTGGCCACGAATATGGTGGGGATCATGCCATCCATGACGCAAATAACCGGAATACAATTAACATAGAAATCTGTGTAAATGAGGATGGGAATTATAGAAAGGCGCGCCAGAATGCCATTGATCTGGTAAAATATCTGATAAAAGAAACCGGAATCCCAGCAGAGAGAGTGATCCGCCATTTTGATGCAAAGGGGAAATACTGTCCGCGTAAAATGATGGATGATCCGGCATTATGGGAAGATTTTAAGCAGCAGATCGGACAACCCGTGAAAGGGCAGTCGGAAGCGGAAAATAAGGAACCTGTGCAGCCAGAGGAAGATAAGAAAAAGGAAATCTGGTATCGTGTCGGAACTGGATGGAAAAACGGCATCTGCCAGAATCAGACAGGAGCTTACCATAGGAAAGACTTTGCCATTGCGGACTGCAAGCCAGGTCAGCATGTTTATGACGAAAAAGGAAAGGTGATTCATTCTGGAGGAAAAGAGGAAGAAAATGCAGCAGGACAGGAGCAAGATTCCGCCTATACGCAAAAACAGTTTATTTTTGATGTGCAAAAAGCCACTGGCTCCCATCCAGACGGCATTGCTGGGGATGAGACCATCGGAAATACTGTAACAGTATCAAGAGATTATCACAAATATCATCAAGTGGTAACGCCCTTGGAACGAAGGCTGAAAGCTCTTGGATATTATACAGGGGAAATTGAGGCCGACAAAGGGGAGCCGCCCTGCTTTGGAAAAGGCATGGAAGCAGCAGTGAACCTGTATCAGAAAAATGTCCTGAGATATAGAAGTCCAGATGGGACTGTTACTGCTAAAAATAAAACATGGAAATCTTTGCTGGGAATGATTTAAGAAATTTAGCTTAGAAGTTGGTAATATGGATGTACTTAAAAAGGGCGGCAGGATAATCCTACCGCCTGCTCTTCATTCTGCTGGTTCTATGTAAAGTTTCAGCAATCCTTTATCATAATTTACAGCAAACTGCCTTTTCAATCTTTCTATTATGCCAAGAGCACCTTGCCTTGAAAATTTCCAGCATAAGTCTTTGTTTTCAGAAAACCCTTCTATGCACTTATACCTTTTATATTCCTTCTTGCATTTTGTCTCTTTAACGATATAGTATTTCATTCTCTTCTCACTTTCTCCCTGCATTACCCGGCAGGGGCTGGGTAAAATTATTTTTCCCTATTCAGGAACGCTTCTTTTGCGGTTTCCTCTGTATATTTATTGTCAGGATACCAGTATGTCTGATTGATTATCCAGTATCCTAAATCATGGCATATCTCTCTAATCTCGCTGTTATAAATTCTTATAGTCATACTTCCTGCTAACGTCATATCTTCCCTTCTTTCTCCCGGCGCAACCCCGCCGGGTGGGTGTCAAAAAAGTATCAAAAACAGACCAACCACGACAATGAGTAACCAAACAACTGCCACCACAAGTTTTATAATATTTTTCATATTGATTTTACAGACAGACTATGATATTTTTTAGGCAGGGGAGGCTTCCCTCCCCGGAACCTATCGGATACTCTCTATAATCATTTTGATGACTGCAATGAGAGTTCCAATTTCTAAGGCAAGCTGTGTAAGTGCTCGAACCACTTTTATCAGCTTGTCTATTTTTTTGTCCATCTGCATTCCTCCTTTCCTTTCTTGATAATAATAGTATAGTATATATGCGTACGTATATCAATATGCAAATTGCACGGATATATACGTACATATTTGTTAAAAATTGATATATACGCACACAGAAAGAGAGGGTATAATTTTTATGAGGTGATAAAATGGCGGAAAAGTATACAGAATCGCAGAAAAAAGCAAGTTTAAAATATGCAAAAGAAAAGTTGAAACGTGTTCCGTTAGATTTAAAAAAAGAGGAATATGAACGTTTGTCAGAGACGGCAAAATCTGTTGGAATGAGCATCAACGGATTCATTAAAGCAGCGATAAACGAAAAAATTTCCAGCGACAACAAGGAAAAATGA